AGCAGGTGGTGGAAGAAAGGTTACGGGTTTTCCTTGGTCGTCAGCGTATGAACAGGCAGTGGCTAATTCAAAAATTAAGAAAAGTTGGTCAGATGGTTTGTGGGGCCAAAAAATAGTAAAAAAGGAACCAGTTAGAATTCATTTTCTAAGTGATAAGAAACTAATGGCTTGGGTAAGTGATGAATATAGTAGTGGGAGAGGCCCATATACAATAGAATCTATTTATGCCCAATTAAAGAGAGATGGAACTTTTGAAGATAGAATGGAATTTATTGATGATAAAAGAATTAGGTGATTAAATGGCTAAAACAAGAAAGCACTGTAAACTCTGTCAGCATCCCGATAGGGACCAATTAGAGGAAAGGCTTTCTTCAAAACAAGTTACGCCCGATGAACTAGATGAAGAAATGGGATGGACTAGTGGAGTTTCTGCTAGACATTTGAGAAATCACATGGATACTGATTATACTGACCAATCAAATCCTAAATGTGCATTATGTGTTAGTCCCGAAAGAAAAGTTCTAGAGATGGCTATCCATGAAGGAGAGATTTCACCTTCAACAGTTGCGGCTGATTTAGGGATTAGTCGTCAGCAAGTCATGAAACACATGAATAAACACTTGAAACCACTTGTTCAACAATCTGCGGCAATGGAAATCATGAAAAGAGATTTGAATGAAATTGATTTGTTGTCAGTAAACATTCATCGTCTAGAAGAAAAGATTGAGTTATTGTTTGCTGAAGATGACCTTAATCCAAAATACATTGATAGTTTAACGAAACTTGCAAAAGAGATTCGTGAATCATTGAAGTATATGTTGGAGTTCAAAGGACAACTGGTTCACAAGAGACAAGATACGATTATTGTTCATCAGATGCAAGTAGTCCAAGAGGTGTTGGCTCAACAACATCCTCAAGTTTGGTTAGATATTAAGAAACAAATGCAGGAGAAATTACAATGAGTTGGGGAGATATTTTAAAGAACTTGAGTCCAAGTTCCTTTTTACTACCATTAAAAGGACAGGCTCTTACATCAACACCTACTTCTAAAGAAGGGCTAGCCAAAGTGAAAGCAGTTCTTTCTCCTGTAATGAGAGAAATTGAAGATATTATAAAAGTAACAGAAGAAGAAGAATTAGAAGGTGCAGAATATATGCTAACTTATCATTGTGTTCAAGCAGTTATGGAATTTTTACAAGAGTATCAAGAAACTGATGCTTTAGATAAATACAGACAGGAGGAATTGCAATGAGTTGGCAAGATATACTAAAATATTATGATTATGAAGAACACTTTGAGGAAAAAGACATAATTAGAATTCAAGAACATAATACCTATTTAGAATATTATGTAAGACAACCGTATGAACATGGTTTTGCTTACTTATCTAGGGATTATAATAATGATAATCAAGAGTTAGTATCAGGAGAAATACCTATGCCTGAAAAATTAAAAAAGTGGTTTGATGGATTAAAAGACCCTTCCGAAATGTCAATGGATGAAATGGAAAGAGCAGAAAAGATGGGATTAGAAGTTTCAAGACTGTAGCCAAAAGGTGATTAAAAGAAAATACAAGAGGAATTACAATGAGTCAAGCACCCGCATGGATATTATCTCTTAGGAAATCTAAGAAGGTTATAATTCATGAAGGTGTAACTTATGCTTCATCAGAAACGATTGAGAAAGCAGTAAATAAGTTTAAACAAGGAAAAAGAAAATTACCACATCATCCCGATTTTAAAAGAGCAAATCAGATAGACAATGAGTGGGCTGAAATATTTGAGAGTGATATTGCTACTGAAGAATTTATAGAGCAAATTAAAAATTTACCTTTCGTTACAGAGGGAATGATAGCAACTATTGACCGATTACGATTTTATCAACAGGATAATTTTCAAGGATGGGAAAAAATAGATGCTATTGATGATTTAACTCTAAGACCTAAACCCGATAGAATCTCTGGAACCAAAATTACGAATAGAGTTACAAAGGTCGTTAATGAATTGTTACCATTCTTAGAAGGTAAAAAGAAAACAGGTAAACAATCGGGGGCTACTGCATCAGGATTAGCCCGTATTAATGTAGAAATGCGGGATGTTACCAAGGAGAAAATTGATTCAGTTCTACAAGAAAATTTTGATACTTGGAATGAAGACCAACAAAAAAGATATTTGAATAATCTTGATAGATTACTATTCAAAGATACTAATAAAATTACTAAATTGAAACCATATTTTACTCAAAAGTATGGTAGAAAAATGATACCGTTACTAAATCAATGGGGATGGAACAGAGACTTGAGAGTAACTGTTACTGATGCTAAAGAGGATTTGTCAAGTTTAGGCTTTAAGAGGAAAGGACAATATCAAATCATTGAATCATTCACTGGTGATAGAAAAGAACTTGTAAAAGAAGTAGTTGAGTTATCGGGTAAAAGACCTAAATTTAGAGCAAAACCCGTTTATCAGTTATTTGGCCAATTAGATTTAGTTGAATATTCAAAAGAGGACACCAAAGGTATGATTTTTACAAAATATGAGGTAGTAGAACCTTTCACTTCAGAAAAGGCTCAATATTTTTTAGAAAAGGTCATGGTTGATAGCGAGTTCAAAAAACTCTCTACAAAAAAATTAGATGCAATTAGACAAAGAAGCGATTTCATTCATAGGAGTCTGTTAAAAATATTAGATGGTAAATATGAATCTGCTTTAGAAGATGGAACTATGGCTGATAATTTTATTCTAAATATGCAAACAATGAAGTTTGCTAATGAAAAATACCGTTTGAATTATTACGCTAGAACAGTTTTTGATGCATCTGTTAAAGGTAAAACAGAAAGTGAATTTTATTCATCTGCATTAGAAAATCGAATGAGAGATGACACTAATCCTGATTTTGATAAATACAAAAAGGAAATTATTAGCCAGTTAAAGGGTAGGGGTTCTTTGAAGGATTCTTACGATAAAGAAAAAAATAGATTACAATCTAATTTGAAATTTCTTGAAAAATCTATTAGTCCCTCTCAAAAAGAATTTATTGATAATTTACTAGGAGAAGATTCTGAGGAGTTCTTACAGGATATTCCCGACAAGGAATCAGAACGCTCTACTAATCAAAAAGAAATTTTAGATATTATACAAGACCTTAGAGATAAAGAATTAGGTATAAGAGAAAAAGAATTAGATTATGGTGATAAGAAAATTACAGTATTTGTTGTTGCTATCAAATCTGTTTTTGAAAAGATTACAAAACTACTGTATTTAGCAAGTATCGAACCCGAAGGAACGGAACTTAAATTTGCTTCAGATGATTTGAAAGATGACAATCAAGAAGAAATAGAAGAATTTGATAGAGTGTTACAGGTATATGGAAAAATATTTGAAATAGAATTTGACGAATCTAAGTTCTCAGAAGGTCATGAACAAGATATTGCCGAAATAACCTACAAAGGATTAGCATCGGGACATGGTTTAGATGAAGTTCTATCGGGTAATGTTGTTAAAGACCAAATAGATGATTTAGATAATTTATACAATGTCATTATTGGTGCAGGTAGAATATATTTTTCTAGTGAACAACAGAAATTAGATTCTTTGGCTAAAAAGATACAACCCAGTGAAGATTTAAATTTCCAAGAATCACCCTTCGCTGAAGACATTAAAGAATTAGCAAAGATTATCAAAGAGATGATACCTAAACTAAGACAAGCGATTACTGAAGATATTAAGAGCAAAATAGAAGAAATTGTTTCTGAGTCGCTAACATACCAAAAAAGGAGAGCAAAAACTTCAAAGAGAAATTTCCTCAAAACTTTAGAAAACCAAGGAATAATACGGGCGGTGGAAAATGATGGTTGATAAAATAACAATGAACATGATTAGTGATGAAATAAAACAGATGGCTAGACAAGCCGCAGAAGATAATACTTATTCTCAGATAAGAAATGAATTGAAAGATAAACTCAAAGAACAATTCCCATCTTCTAAATCCTCCGCTATTTCCAATGCCGTTAGGATGCTAAGAGGCATAAGTGCTATGCCTGAAGGTCAAGAGATGAGAGAATCAGAAACTCAAGAAGAAATATCTGAATCAAAAAAGTTTAACACTCAATTAAGGGCATCATTTAGGTATCAAGCAAGACCTTTGACTTATTCTAAATTAGAAGAAGGCCCAATAAATGTTGAATCACTAAGGTTCCAAAGAGCATCTGCGCCTAGCGATATAGGACAAATACTAACTCAATTAGGCGAATTTGCTAAGAAAACAAATGATGAGACAGTAATCAATAATGTAAACAAATTGATTCAATATCATCGTAGAACTGAACAGGCTGAAACAAAACAACCGACCAAGAAAACTAGAATTGATGTTGCTTGGGCGGAAGACATTGGGGATTTACAATTAGGTAAATTATCTTCTAGAGAAAGAGTTTATGATTATTGGAAAGGCATTGATGCTAAACATAAGGATGTAGTAAAAGCCGCAGAAGATTTTTATGAATTACTTGTTAGTTTAAAATTCATAATGAAAGAAACTATGGAAGGCGAGGAACGAAAAAAATATCTAAAACCTTTTATTGATGCATCTAATAATTTTATTGCGGATTACAAAGCAGGTATTCCTAATTACATTTTGAAACTGCCACCGTTTGAATTACCAGTGGATAATGCATTCAATAACGCTCTATATATTATGGATGCTTTTAATGATTTAAGAGGAGCAATACCACAAAAGGGAGAATCCGAAGCAGATATGGGTATGCAAACAAGAGTAAGTGATGATGAAGTTTCAGAAGGTGCGGCAGGAGCAACGGGTAGAGAAGCATTAGAAGAAGACTATATGACAGATGTTGGGGCAAAAACAACTTACGATGCTTCATTGCCCGATATGTCGGGAAGGGCAAAAGAACCACAAGTTGTTACAAGTAAGAATCTAATGAATGTAGACCCTATCTTTTGGTATAAATTCAGTGATGATTTCTCAAAGATAAGAATCCCTAAAAGACAACTGAATCAAATCAAAGGTATCATCAATGGTGTTAGAGAAAGGACACTTCAACCAATAGAAGAAGGCGGAGAAGTTAGAGTTATACCTTCTACCATAGGTCTAAAATACAGATTTATGGGTAAAAGACAAGGTGAAGAATTTATTTTGGATAGACAGGCATTGAATGAATTTGATGATTGGTTCAATAAGTTTGAGGCTAATATTGATGATATTCAAGATAACAAGATTTTCCATCTTCCTCTTTCTAAATTTGTTGAGAAATATCAAAAGATGGGGGAAACCAATTATGATAAGATTACAGATGACACTACTAGATTCCTAGATAATATTGCTAAAATAGCCGAAGCATACAAAACAAGCCTATCTACTTATCAGCCAAAAAGGGGAGCAGGTGCCGACAAAGAAGAAGTTGGTTCAGCGATTGAGACTGTTTGGGCGGGAGAAAAAGGAAAAGAAAGAGACATTCCTGCAATGGTGGATAAGCCTTGGAATGATTTACTAAAGGCCATTAACGAATATTATCTTGTTCCACTACAAGGAAGAAACTTTGTGCAAGCAAAGGAGAAACCAACTTGGGCCACAGGTAATTCAGCAATGGTTCTTTCAATTAAAAATGCCAAAGAAAATGCTATTGGTGCAATGTTAGATAGAATGGTTACTGATTCTATTCATTTAGTATCCCCTAAGAATCTAAAAGATATAACTGCCTTCATCAGAGAGGCTAGAAGAACGGGTGCTAGGTCATTTACCAAAGAGATATTTAGAACAGGTAAAAAAGCAGTTACGGCATTAAATAGGCTATTTGGTAAAGATTACAATTCTAAAAATAAGGAATCAATCGGTTTTATCATTTATGATATGGCTAGAAAATTAAATGTTGAAAATGTTGGAGATTTATCTACGCCTTATTGGTCTAATTTGAGAGAACTTCATGATAGATACAAAGAGTCAGATAAAGACAAATATCCAATTACTATGCTAAGGTATGCTCTTAACACTCCTGAGTTTAAGGCATGGATTGGAATAAAAGACAATCCAGATTTTGAAACGAAAACGGTAAGATATACCGACCCTGCTTTAGTAGATGCAGTAAGAGAATTAGACCAAGAGTTTGATACCTTTCACAAGATGGATAAAATAAATGCTTCTTTACTAGAGGCTCATGATACTATTAGAAAGATGAAGGATAAGCCAATTACTTATGCTAGATTATCATTAGACTCTATCGAACATATGGATTTAGTAATCAATAAAATCCATACTGAGCAAAGAACAGATATTACTGCTACTGAAATTGATAGGATAGTAAAGGCCGTAGCATCCTATCAATCTATTTCTAGAGATTATGGAATAAATGAAGATACGGTTTATACGATTAAAGCATTATTTAGGTGATTAAAATGAGTTGGAGAAATATAATAAAGAAAGATAAAGAGTTCAAACCACATATGATGTTTGACCCAAAAACAGGTAAGGGCTTTATGGCCAATGAGATGGCTGACCATTTAAGAATGAAAGAAATGGGCTATCTTCATGAGCATGAAATGAAAGGTCGTAAAAAAGGTGAATAATATGACATGGGAAGAAATACTAAAAAAGAAAAGAAAGTCTACTGTAAACCAAGCAGGTAACTATACGAAACCTAAACTTCGTAGAAGGTTATTCAATGAAATAAAAAGAGGAACAAAAGGCGGTGCGGCAGGTCAATGGTCTGCTAGAAAAGCACAAATGCTTGCTCAAAGATATAAGAAAGCAGGTGGCGGCTATCGTGACTAGATGGTGGAATGTTCTAAAAGCCAAAACGAAAAGGCAACAGGACTTATCCACTTGGACTGATGAGGAGTGGGGTAGCCAAGAACAACATCGAGCGAAAGCAAAGGGAAAAACTCCTAAATCTAAAACTAAAGGAAGATATATGCCTAAAGCAACTTATCAAAGGACTCCTAAATCTCGATTGGATTATCAAGATAGGAAGAAAAAGAAAGGTCGAAAGAAAGGCATTCAACATGTAAAGACTGGAAAGAAGTTTAGTCAAAAGTGATTATTATGCCAATAACAAAAAGAAAGGATGGTTACTACTGGGGTTCCAGAGGTCCTTTCAAGACTAAGAAAAAAGCACAACAAGTCGCTCAAGCGGCTTATGCTAGTGGTTATGTAAAGAAGGGTTGGCAAGATATTCTAAAAAAGGAACCAAGAAAAGGAACAGGAAAAAAACCAAAGGATTCTACTAGAAGATTATACACTGATGAAAATCCAAAAGATACTGTTCCTGTTAAATTTAGAACAAGAAAAGATGTGCAAGAAACCTTTTCAAGTGCTTCCTTTAAATCAAAATCTCATAAGAGACAATCTCAAATAATTAATTTAGTGGAACAACGAGCGAGAGTTGCGGCAGACAGGGCTAAAGACCCCGAAGCGAAGAAAAGACTGAAAGCGGCACATGCTTATGCGTTATCTAGAAAGGAAGCCAGTAAGAGGAAAACACAGAGGATGAAAACATGAGTTGGCAAATTATCCTAAAAGAAATGGCTTGTCCTAGAGCAACGCAGGATTTAGAGTTAAACACTAAAAATAGAGACAGTGCGGTTAAAGCCGAACATATTCAATATGGTCCCCTTAACTTAAGTGATGAAGATTATTGGAAAAGGTATGCTGATAGATGGAATACCACTCCTGAAGTAGCAAAGAAATCTAATTGTAGTAATTGTGTAGCATTCGACATTTCTCCTAGAATGGAAAAATGTATGCCCCTAGAATTAGATGATGATGGTCGTTTAGGTTATTGTTGGATGCATCATTTCAAATGTCATTCAGCGAGAACTTGTTATACTTGGGCTAAGGGTGGCCCAATAACAGACGATAAAAGGTCGAAGGAAAACCAACAAAGAGGTGAACAATAATGACATGGCAAGATATATTGAAAATACATTGTGGAACGCATGAAAAGACAGATGATGAAGAAAAGACACTAACTGGTAATCAAAAAAGAATTGATGCTGATGGTGACGGAAAAATAAGCGGAAAGGATTTCAAGATGCTTAGAGATGAAAAGAAAGCAGTAAAGAGCGATTCTGACATTGAAAAGGAAATCCTTGCTGAAATCAAAAAAGAAGGAGGTGCATTAGGTATGAAGAACCTAAAAGCAATTTGCCCTCCTAAAGATTTGAAAAGAGTCTTAGATGCTATGAAAAGAAAGAAAGTAATTTTCATGCACAGTGATGGAGATATTTATACTCATAAACCAAGAAAGTGATTTGCATGAGTTGGGAAGAAGTCCTAAAGAAAGATAAGAAGGATATGCGTGTAGGTCGTGTATATCCTAGTGATAGGGCTGGCAAGAAAATTATGATGCTAACGCATGAGGGTAAAAAGATTCATGCGGGTGCTAAGGGATATGGTAATTACAAACGCAAGGGTAAAAATCGTGGAGGTGGCACACATAAGAATCCTAAAAGGAGAGCCAACTTTAGAGCAAGACACAATTGCGACCAATGCAAAGGGAGAATTACTACACCTAAATGTTTAGCCTGTAAGAAACTATGGTGATGTAATTGGCTATTCAAGTAATGACAAATGAACAGGCGGTTCAAAAATTATTTTTTGATGCTTGGTCTGAATCATTTGAAGAATTATTTGAGAAGAAACCAAGTCCTAGTGATATATTTCCAACAAGGGCAAATAGGAATACTACCTTCTTTAGATTGTTTGGGGCAGGTAATACTGACTTTCATGTAAATATTCGTTCAAGTAAAACTGGTGAAGGTGATAAGCCAGTAGCAGTTCAAGCGGTTACGGATTACGGAGATTTTTATGCAGGTGGCGGAGCAAGGTCAATCGCTAATCCATCCTTATTTTCTAGAGATGTTGCCCCAACAAGAGAAGTAGACGGAATAAAGGTGAATCGTGGATGGTCAGAAATTTATCAAGAGGTCATAGGAAAATATACGGATAAACCTATGATTCTTAGTATAGCAAATAAGAGTCTAATACCACAATGGAGAGGTTTAGGATTTGTCCCTTACGATGAAGAAAAAGCAAATCTTCCCGAACCTGTTAAGCAGAAATTAAAATCGGCTAAGTATCCTATTTATTATAGAGATAGTGGGGAGATGAAAAAATCGTTTGCCTATATTTGGGCTAAGTATGTGCATAAGTGTGATTTGTGATGTTAGATGATTTGGACTTTAGTAAGCAAATGGATTTGGAGTTATCCAAAACTTCCTTTCCATATTTCTTCACTGAAGTTTTAGGTTTTGAATTTACTTCTTTTCATCAAGAATGGCTAGACCTTATGCAAGGAACTGATAGAACAGTTATCATTTGTAGTAGGGACCACGGTAAATCTGTATTTATGCATTCATGGGCCGTATGGCAATTATGTTTTCAACCTCCTCCCTATCAAATGCTTTACATTTCATCTAACCATAAACAGACAATGGTTCACATGAGAGAAATAGATAAGATATTCAATAATCCCACTATTGCTCATTTTAGACCGTCAAGAGGATGGGCGGTAGGAAATATTACTCTTACCAATGGTAATTCAATTCTTGAGCGTTCAGTTGGTTCTCAGATTCGTGGTTTACATCCTCAAGAAATTATTATTGATGACCCATTAAAGGAATTCAGTTTGACTGCTATCAAAAAAGTAACTGATTGGTTCTTTGGAGATATGATTCCTACACTTCATCATACTGCTACATTGAGAATGATTGGCACTCCATTTACCTACACTGACATTTTTGCCTTGTTAGCAAGTGATGAATATTCAGAAGTTTATACAGTTAGAAATTATCCTTGCCTCAATCAAAACAATGAACCATTATGGCCTAGCCGTTGGGATTACGATTCACTAATGCAAAGAAAGAAGGAAGTAGGTTCACTAAAATTTACAAGAGAATATCTTTGTATTCCAATTTCAACTGGAACTGCTCTCTTTGGCCAAGAGCATATCGAAGCATGTAAAAAGTTAGGAAAGGATTCTATTCTTAGATTAAGACATAGAAAGGATTCGGGCTATACCTACTATGTAGGAGTGGACCCTGCTATTTCTACCGATGGAGATTTCAATGTAATTATTGTTTTAGAAGTTGATGAAAATAGAAACAAATCAATCATTTATGTTGATAGACAAAAGAATGTTGAATTTAGAGATAATATCAATAAAATAAAAATGATAGGTAAATTGTTTGACCCCGATGCTATTTACTTTGAAACAAATACCTTTGCTAAATCATTTACTCAAGAACTAAGGAATGAAACAGATTTGAATATCAAAGATGTTACTATGACCCGTAGAAAGAAAGAAGAAATTATCTTGAACCTACAAATGAACATTGAAAATACGAAGATTATTTTCCCTAGAGGAAATGATGAATCAAGAAAGGTGACGGATAATATTATTGAAGAATTATCTATGTTTAGTATTACTGATAAAGGCAAATTTGAAGGTGTAGGCGCACACGATGATTTGGTCATGGGACTTGCTCTTGCTAATTCTGCGACTCATGATATGCTTGAATCATTCGTATTATTGGATGACATGGAAATATTTGATAACGAGCAACCACAGGCGCAATTTATGGGAGGTGGAATGTTTGGGCTTAATTTCTAAAAGTGAAGAAGGAGATAAACTCCGAGAAAAGGCAAGACAACATGAGGAGTTAGCCGAATTAGAAGACCGTAAACAATCTATCAAAGAACAAATGGAAGCGCAAAAATGGGTATCCACTCTCCCAATTATGAGTGATTATGATGCGGCTATGAGCGTATCAAAGAAATATAATCTTAATATTACTGAGGCTAAAGCAAAGTTAGATGTTTTTCCAAAACAATACATGATTGAAAATAAGACTATTCCTGATATTGTTAAGCAGTTAAAGAAACATAGAAGAACTTTGAAAGGTGAAGAAAAAATAAGTTTCACAAAAGGTATTGATAATTTAATTGTTCAATATGGTAATCATCTAAGTAATTGTATTAAATCTATTTACTGGTTATCTCCATATGAAATACCACTAAGAAATATGAGATATACTGAAAACGACTTAAAGAAACTTCATTCAATTAAAGATGTAGATACTAGGAGAGAAGTTATAGATGTTCTTTGTAAATACTGGGAAGCCGATTTACATAGAGGAAATACTTATGATTCTGAATATTCGTCTTTGACGAAAACAATGACTAATGCAAAGAAAGAGTTTAGGAAAATAGTCACTGAGATTCCAAGTCAAGTTATCAAGTATAATATTTCTAAACAATTGGATGATAATATCCTAAAACAAGTCTGTGATAATCCGAGTATTTCTTCTAGATTAATTTATGATAAGTTGCCTACTAAATTACATCGTAGGGCTTCTCCTCAAATTATTGCTAAGAGAGCGCAAAAGTTAGGAATAACAAATATTGATGGTGAATTGTATAAATTACCTAATGCTATTATCAAAGACCTTCATGCCTATACTGCGGCATTTATTGATTCGGATGGATATATTACAATGGATAGAAATTATAATCCTAGAATTGGAATTATTGCTACTGGTAATAGAGGTAAAGCATTCGTTACTGAACTTCACAAGGAATTAGGTTGTGGTAAACTACATCTAGACCAAAAATCTCCACAAGCAACTAGAGCCGTTCAAAGATTAAATTTTTATTCACAAGATGATATTACTAAATTGTTGAGTAAGTGTCGCCCTTATTTTAGAATGAAAGGTGAGAATGCTGATATTCTAACTGAATTAATTAGAATCAAAAAGAATCATAAAAAGGAACCGTGGGCTAAAGAAAGAATGGCTGAATTGTTCAAGTTGATGAAATGGGCTAATCATGCAGACCATGTAAATTATGATTTCACAAAAGACAATATTGATGTAGAGAATATTGCGAAGTATAAGGAGAATAATAAAATGAGTGTTATGGATGAATTAGAAAATATTGTTAAATCAGATGTAGATGATGCAATAGATGAACTAGAAGGTATAGTAGAATCTTATCAATTAAGTGATGATGAATGGGATAGCCTTGATGATGCCAGTGATTATTTATTTGAACATCAAGGGCCACAAGGGAGTGAGGAAGAATGACGGAGGAAAGAAGAAGATTTTCTATTACTAATTTCTTTAGAAGAACAACTCCTGTTCCCAAAGATAGAGAAGTTTACCAGATGGGAATACAAGAGAGGCATCATCCATTACAGATGACTGGTCCTATTATCTATCATATTGCTGATAGTTCAGTTATTCTTAGAACCTGTATTACTCAATTGAAGAATGAAATCTTCAGAAGGGGTTATCAGTGGACCCCTAGATTTGCGGTAAAATGTAATGCTTGTGGTAAGGAACATGAAGAAACAACAATGCAATGTGCAGATTGTGAATCTACCGATTTAAGAAAACCTGACGCAAAACAAAAAATGTATGCTGATAAATTCATGGGAAGTAGTTATGCTAACCAATCTGAACAGATGTTTATTGATGTTCTAAAAGAATTAGAAGATGACCTTAATATTATGGACGATGCATATCTAGTATTGGTCAAAGAATATTTCATTGATGGAAATGGCAATATTAGAGCGCATAGAATCAAAGAAATGTATCGTGGCGACCCAGTTACTATGGCTATTGTTTGTGACGATGATGGTAACAAAGGTTCCTCATCCTTTACCTGTTTGCATCATAGACATGTAGTTGCAGATAATCCTCATGAGAAATGTGGTGAATGTGGTGGAGACTTGTATCCTGTTCATTATGTAAATAGAGGACATGGAGATGTTCAGAATTTTATCAAGGGAGAAGTTTTACACTTTAGTAAATACAAACCAAGTAGACTTTATGGAACAAGTCCTATCATTACAATGTTTAATCATCTAACGACTTTGATTGCTATGGAGAATTATATCAATCAAGCATATACGAAGGCTAGAATGCCTAGAGGTCTATTAGCAGTTCAAACAAGAAATATAGATTCAATGAAAACTTTTTGGAGAGGAGTAAAAGAAAAGATGGAACAGGATGCTCACTTTATTCCAGTTATGGGAATAGAGGCTGAGAATGGTAGAGGTTCTGTTGAGTGGGTTAAATTCATGGATAGTCTAAAGGAAATGGATTACATTTCTGTTAAGGAAGATTTGAGAGACAGAGTTGCTGCTTTCTATGGTGTAAGTAAAATTTTCATGGCTGATAATTCTACTAGTGGTGGATTAAACAATGAGGGTATGCAAATACTTGTTACGAATAGAGCAGTAGAAATGGCTCAAAATGTTTGGAATAAATATGTATTCCCATTTGTAGTTAGGCAATTTGGTATTACTGATTGGGATATTATTCTACCACCATCTGAAGAAGAAGATGAAATCGCTAAAATGAGAAAGAGAGAGATTGAAGTTAATATTGCTGGTCAAATTAAAAATTTAGGATTTGAGGTTGATATGGATGAAAATGGCAAATTCATTTATTCCAAACCCGAACCTAAACCCGAAGGAGAAGGTGGAGAAGAAACTGAGGATGAAAAGTTTGAGTCTGACCCTTATGCGGGAACTGATATTGACCAATCACAATTAGGTCAAATGATGGAGGCTGGCACTAAACCTACAATGGAACAAGCAGGACAACCTGCTAAAGTGAAAGGCGCAACTCCTAAACCTAGGATGAGCGTAGGCCCTCCTAATCGGGCGACAGGTTTACCCAAAGAAGCGGCTAATAATAATGTAGATAGAAGAACAGAAAGGAGAGTTGGTTAATATGGTAACAAGAGAAGAAACAAATAAAATGAGAAAAGAACTTGTTAGGGCCGAAAGGATTCTAGCACAGAAAGAAAAAGCAAGAGAGTCAAGACCTATTTTAACTCCTATGCAACTAAAGAAGGAAAAGGATAGGCCCGAACCTAAAACTGCTGATGTTCCTAATGTTATTCATAATCCTAAAAGAAAGAAACTAAAGAAAGAAAACATTCCATTCTTTTGAGGCGATAACATGGGAACACTTCTAAAAGCAAAACTTTTGAAAACTAATGACCCGTTCATTATGTTAAAGTGTTATTTAGAAGATATTCTAAAACAAGATGGTGCTACTTGGAAAGAACTTCTTGAAAGTATGCAAAGGACTAATCAGCCTAAAATGTCTAATCAGTTATTTACTGCTATTCAAAACCTATTAGATAGTGAAACTGATATGAATAAACTAGGTTCGCCAAAGAGTTTGATGTTAGGATTTGCCGATGGTAAACAAAGTGATGACCCTTATCTTAGAAGTGTAAGAGAGACAAATGTTCGGGCTTTAATCAACGCTATCAAAGGTAGTGAAATCGAGCCTACAATTATGAAACCAATTATGACTGGACTCCAAGATTTACTTACAGACATTATGGCTTCTCAGAAAACACCTAGACAAAAGACTACTCAACCAAGAGGAACTACTACCTTTTCTAGAGTCCAAGAGGATAAACAACTCAAGGAAGGTATTGGTCTTTTGACTAGATTAAAAGAATCACTTGAAGATGCTAAGTTAGACTTTGATGGGGATTATATTCACGATGATAACTTTGAAATAAATTTATCAAGGGTAATGAAAGACAAATACGATATTGCACAACTTAGAAGATTAGCAGGAACTCAATATGCTGAGAAAACTGCTGAAATGCAACAGTCTGATATTAAGAGATTAAGAGAAAAAGTTTACAATCTTCTCAATGAACCTACTGAATTCAACCATCATACAAAAGGTAGAATCAAGGAACCTTTTATTGATGCTTTACTTTATGCATATTCACAAAACACTGGTGTTACTTTAGCCGACCTTAAACAACAAAAAGAAATCCTAAATGCTAGAAATCAAATTTGGGATATGGTTAATGCATATGGAAGGGATGTATTGATGAGTTTAGCAACAGATGAAGATGCTGCTATGAGAAGGGCTATTGAGGCAAGAGAAGCGGAAAGACCTACAAGACAAGAAGAAGGTCCAACCTTTGAAGAAAGAGAAGCCGAGGCTGAAAGAGTGGATGAGATGATGGCTGATTTGAGAGCAGGAAGAACTGTTAGGAGATGATAAGATGACATGGGAAGATGTATTAAAATTAGATACTATTGAAAAGGGCATAATGGATGTGTTTAGAACTATGCGATTACCTAAAGAATCTAGAAACGCTCTGAAGATTTTCAAAAAGGGTATGGCTCAAGGCATGAGAGACATTAGACAAGGTGGTAATTTTATAATATTGGCAGACCCATCTAAAAGCACTATTTATGATAATAAGGTATTAGTTTTAGGTAAAGATTTATTGGGAGAAAATGACCCAAACCAAGTCATGCAATCTGTAAAACAACTACTAGAAAAGGATGTTTCAATTAAGGTCACAGACTCTACTTCACAAACGGGTCCTAGTATAACAATAGAAGATGCTTCTGATTTTATGTATTAATAGGTGAATAATATGACATGGGAAGATATGCTGATTAAAGAGGAAAGTAAAATCCTCAATGCTCTTGATTCTAAAAAGAAGAAACAACTCAAAAAGACACTTCAAGCGGCTGAACCCACAGAATATTTCGGTCAAGATTTTACCAAGTTAGGAGAACTCATTGACATGATGAGTGAATTAGATTTGGTCAAAGATGATTCTAAAATGAAAAAGAAAGTAAAGTCAATTAGCGAACAGAATATTGATATGGTCGCTACTGCGAGCAAACTTCGTAAGCAATACGAACAGTTGTATCGCCAAGTAAGAAAAGTTGTATATCCAAAAAGTGCTAGAAGTTTAAGGGATGATGAATAATGACAGAAGAAAATAATGAAATGGTAGACTTGCTAAAAGAGTTAGTAAGTAGAATAAAGAAAATAGAAAACACGGTTTACAGTAACGACAATATCCTAATGAAGTCGGGTATTGTCACTGTTGATTCTCCAACTCCCGCAATCAGACCTCATAGTGATGTTCCTGATTCGGATACAATTGCTAAGATGAGTTGGGATGAGATTAACGATTTAGTAGATAGACTAGGAGGAGAATGAAATGAGTAAATATACACAAGAATACATGGATGAATTGCTGAAATTTGTTGTTGGTGAAGAAGTCAAACTAAAAAGAACAAAAGGCGAAAAGGTAGTAACCAAAGAACTTGGAGTTGGTCATCTTGCTGAAGAAGCAAAAGGACAAGATGTAAAGGCTGGCGAAAGAGTTTATGCTAGTGCTAACAAAAAGAAATAGGTGATTATGTGTGCCTGTCTCAGTTATCAAAGATGACCCTCTAACTGTTAGAGTAATTCAATTCTTTGAAAAAATGAGAATGTCTTACTTATCTGCTCTTTCTGATAAGAAAAGATATGGTAGTAAATGGGCGAGTGAAGTTAAAACTCTTAGAGAACAATGGGATGACATTGATGAATTTAGCAAAGAGATTAAACAGATAATCAATGAAAAAGAATTATTTTCTGATGAAGCCGAAGATGTAGAAAGTGATAGTGCTAGAAAGATATATTCTCAAGTTAAGGAATTAAGATATTCATCGGGTATAGTAAAGGACCCGTTCTCTGTAAAATATGGAGAAGATGTATTAGATGAGTTGTTGGAAAACGAATCTTTGTTTGCTAAGTTTATACACTGGGCTATGAGAAACCATGACAAATCCCTTAGTGATGAAGCATGGGAAAAAAACGATTTGAAACCCGATGATATTACAGAAGGATTCAAGGGATTAAATCTTGCTGAAAAAGATATTTTAGATTTTATTGTTGAGCATTATGGTGATGATAAAGATACAAAAAGAATCAAAGGTAAATATCTAGGTGCTAGAAAATTATTAGAGGAAGTATTTGTTAATCATCACAGTCGTAAAAATTGGGATAAGACTGTTAGTTTGGAAAAGGCTATGAAAGCCGAAGAACATTTTTTGGTTCCTAACAAACCAATGTATCGAATATTTGAGATTGATGATTTAGAACAATTAAGAGGATTCACTGGAAAGTGGGTAGTCCAAGAAAAATACGATGGGATGCGAATTCAGATTCATAAGATAGATAACCAAGTTAAGATATTCTCGTTTAATGGCAAAGACATTACAAAGAAATGTCCCGAACAAGTTAAGGTAATGAAAGCCAAACATTTCGGAGATTGTATTTTAGATGCTGAACTTTTACTATTCAAGGGTAAAGAAGCATTACATCGAGCAGAGGTAGTTGCTAGAATCTTCAAAGACAAAGAATCAGATACGGAATTGAGAGCGCATGTATTCGACATAATGAGACATGAAAGTGAAGAATTACATGAGAAAGAACTCATAGAAAGAATGACTATTTTATTCAATAATTATTCTACCCATTCTCATGAGAAGTTAGCGTTCCCTTCTAAGAAAGATACTCGCTATGCTGATTCTGTGAAAGAAGTCGAAGAATACTCAAAAGAAATTATGAAAATTCCTACTGCTGAAGGAGTAGTGATAAAAGATGTAACTTCTACTTACTTTATAGGAACTAAGAAAAATCCTAAATGGGTTAAGTGGAAAAAGTTTGTAGATTTGGATATGATGGTTTTAGATAAGAAAACCACTAAATCAAATATGTTTACCTATACTCTAGGGGCAGGTCCATTAACAGATAAGGATACTTACTCTAATACTAAGACAATTAATGATAGAGAATATCTTAATGTTGGTAAAGCATTGAACACAAAAATAGATGTTGAAGTTGGAACTATTATTCGTGTTAAGATAGATGAAGTAAAGAAAAATGATGAAGGCTATACTTTATTTTCCGCTAAAGTTATAGAAATACCCGAAGTCGAACTTCCCGAAAAACTGATTACATTAGACCTATTATCTCAAGATACTAAGAAATCACTCAACTATGATATAGAAGCATTAGAGAAGGGATTTCGCATAAGTGATACTATTCACGGTAATGCTACTGCCATTATCAAATCAGATTTAGATGGATTTACATTTTATGGATTTGAAGAAAATAATCTGATGGCTAAGAATGCTTTACTAGATATTGATGTTTGGAAGACAGAAATAGAAGAATTGATAAAAAGAGAAAAGGGAGCATTCAGAGTATCAATTAGGAATTATCTTTTAGAGAACGGTGAATCTCCATTTTCTAAAATAGAAGATTTTGTCAATGAAAAACAGAAGAAACCTTACAATAATATCTTTGATAGTAAACCTAAAGCATTAATGAATTATCTAAAAAATCTAGAAGATATTGGTTATGATAAAGAAAAGAATTTATTTTTTGCTGAACCCGATATTCTAGAAAAGGATGTTCTAAAATCTAAATACAAAACTCCCGATAAATATCGCAATGGTGATTTCAAAATTTATTATAAAGACGATGGTAATCTTTCTATCTTATTCAAATTATCAGACGAAACTATTGGTTGGGACATAGCAATAGAAAATGAAGATGATATTTTTACTCTATTTGGTAAATCGGGTAAATACCCTGCACAAGTTGTAAGGAAAATAGAAGTTGGTAAACTCATAGATTCTGGTAAAGTAGAATTAGGAGTTCAGAGACATGGTTATCATGAATACATATTAACTGGAAATAAATTTGATACTAAGTTTCATGTTAGAGTTATACCAGTAGAAGGAAAGGATAGGTGGCTCGCTTGGACTGGTATAGAACAAAAACCCGTAGACCCCGAAACAGACGATGGCCTTTGGGACATTAGAGAAGATAAGGATTTTAAATTAAAAATTTAGGAAAAGGTAATATAGAAATTGTAAAAAAAGAATAGTTATGGGTTCTTTAGTTGCCAGTCCTTCTATTAATGCAATTAGAAATGACCCGTTTACTATTCTTAAATCCAATAATTTAGTCATTGGAGGATATGCTTCTATTGAAATGGTAGATAAGCAGAACGACCTTATTACCCTTGATGCTCTACAAGAAGCAGTAGAGAAATACATGAAGATTACCAAGTTTAGAAATGTAATGACTAATCATTCTAATGTTCAAGTTGGAGAGGTTATTCCTAGTTATAGAGATAAAACAGGTAAACTATACAAGACCGAAGTAGATGATGTTGGATTCTTTGTTGTCATTAAGATGAGAGAAGACATAGAAAAAGCAAAAGAGGTTGGTAGAGAAATTAGAGATGGTTCTCTACGCTCATTTAGTATTGGGGGTCAAGCCTTAGAAAAGAGAAAGAAGACCCACAAAGAATACGGAGAATATAATGAAATCTCCAAATTAGAACTCCATGAAGTAACGATTTGTGAAAAGGGAATTAACCCCGAAGCCAAATTTGACATACTAAAAATGGAAAAAGGTGATAAAATGGATGCAATAAGCAAAGCACTAGAAGAACTGAACAAGACATTGGATGAAGCAAATGCCGCATACAATAATGAAAGCGTAGTAAAGATGCAATACCTAGAAGTATTGACTAGCGGAAAGAATTACACAAAGAAAGAGGTAATAGATGCTATGAAAGACGATATGGAAAATACCACTGGCGAAGTGTCAATGGGTCCGTATGAACAGGCATTAGGTAGAGGTATAATTGAAAGGGCTGAACTACAAAGAATGGTAGATAGGTTTAATCGTGATAGAATGAATCAAATGAACAAATCTACGGAAAACACTATAAAGAACATAGAGAAAAATGACAAAATATCCGAGGGAACAGAAATGGTCGCTAAAGAAGAAGAAGAAAAGACTTACATGGATAAGGAAGAAGATGAGAAAGGTATGCATGAAAAAGGAATGCACCCCGAAGAAAAAGGAATGGGTGGAGAATACATGGATACTGGTGACAAGAAAGATGACATGGAAATGGCTGATGACATGGAACAGAAGTCAAGACCAGATTTGGCTACTGGTCAAGTAGAAGCAGGTAACGCAGGTGAATATGTAGATGACCCTCATCCTCAATTGGATGGTAAATACATGGCTAAGTTTGAAGACCAATCTACTCTTGACCTATCTCCCGAAAACTTGGAGAAGGCTTACGCTGAATTTAAAGCAGAACAACTTGAGAAGATGGCTTTTGAGAAAGTAAAGTCTGGATTCCAAGCAAGATTTGATGCTGAAATGGTTGCTAAGACTGAGGAAATCGAGAAAGCAAACTATGATGCTAAAGCAGAAGTCGCTGAACTAAGAAAGCAATTTACTGACCTTCTTACTAACCTAAAGGCAGAAGAAGAAACTGTAATTCGTAAGCAAGAAGAAGCAGTTGCAGAACTAAACATTCCTAATGGTGATGAAATCGCAAAGATGGATTGGAGTGACATTAACGCTCTAGTTGAAAGATTGGAGGGACAACTCTAAACCCATTAGAGAAATAACAAGGAGATGAAGAAGATGACAAAATATATTAACACAATTCAAGATTTGGAAAGAGCAACCTATGGTAACATGGGTGGAAACAACCTATTGAAGTCGGCTGGTATTGTTGGTTCTATCAACAGTGGTTTTACTGGTTCGTCTGATACTGCACTAACTCTTAACGGAAGTGCAGGTTCAAACCTAACCGCACTTTACAATATGGTTTACGGCCAAAAAGTTTGGTCAATGATTAACCAAGAAATTAATCCACTATCTATTCTACCTAAGAGGCCATATACCTCTAGCGGTTGGAGAGTTATGATTAACAGACCTCAAGGTGGTAGTGCTGCTGCTTTCGCAGTTGGCGCAACTACTGGAACTGGCGCACAAGGTTCAGCAACTCCCGATGGAGATTTGCTCGGTGGTGTTGGAGAAAACGAAGCATTGGATAGCACACAGTTGAAAGCCCTTGCTCCCGAATACACAACTCTACACATGAATCCAAAGATTGTTGCTCATATGTTCGATTACTCAGAACTTGCGGCTGAAATGGCTAAGATTGATGATGGTGTTGGAGACATTCGTAAACTCATTCGTGAAGATATGGGTAAATTCCACGCAGAATCTCAATCGGTTATGCTAGTAATGCCTCTTGAAAACTATGACACACTAGGTAATGATACCTCAACTGGTAGAATTCGTGAAAACTATACTTCTCTATTGAAGATTGTTAGCAGTAACGATGAGTTGTCAGATACAGGTGGTGAACTAGATAGACTTTCAAGTGTTTCTAGTGCTATTGCTGACCTAGACGCTGATGTAACAACTCTTTACGGTAACAACTCAAGAGCAAGTGGCGCATCTTTCATGGATTCAGTCGTAAACTACGGTGCTTCTTATGCTACTGCGGGTCGTGTTCTAACACTAAGCATCATTAACGATGTTATCCAGAATCTAAGATTGAATGGCGGAACTCCAAAGGTTATCCTAACTGGATATGATACCATCCAAGCATTGTCTGACTTGCTACAAAGCCAAGAAAGATTCATGGATGCTAAAGAAGTTATCCCAACCCATAACGGTGTAAAGGGTGTTAAAGGTCAAGAAGTCGGATTCAGAGTCGCAACATACTACGATATTCCACTAATTCCTTGTAAAGACATGCCAAAGACAGGTGCGGCAACAAGCGGTCTATCCGACATGCTATTGCTAGACACTGACCATCTATGGTTTGCTACAATGAAGCCTACCCAATACTTTGAGGATGGTATTTCTCATGGAAACCCATTCGGTGTAGGTGTTCTAGGTAACAGAGGACTTTACAGAACAATGGGAGAGACTGGTTGCACCTTCTTCAGAGGACAAGGTAAAATCACCAACTTGAAGTGAGGTGATTTAAGTGACTCACAGTATAACTATAATCGCAGACCATAAGGGAGCAACTGCCCCTAGAGTTTCGGGTGATGAATACTTTGTGGATGCAGCAATTGATATTACTGCATATACTCAAAACGGTGAAGTTATTTCCGCTTCTGATTTAGGTTTATCCACAGTTAATTGTGTAATAGTAACAGGTGTTGAGGAAGAAACTCATTCCGCTAGAGCAGTAGTAACTGCTGAAACAGGAGCATACGCTTCTTCCTCCACCTTTGCTATTCTTCTAAATGTTGGTAGTTCTGAACAATCTGGAACTTCAAATGAAGGAACTGTTAGAGTGAGAGCATACGGTCTTATCTGAGGGTGATACCTTTGGCTAAAGTAACTTTATTGCCTAGGCATGAACAGGATGAAAGACTTTGTGTTTCTTCCTTTATCTTTCAGAATATTGAGTTCATAGCAGGAGTAACCCAAGAAGTTAATTCGCAAGTTGCAGTTATGTATATGAAAGACCCTAACTTTATAGTCGAATTTACTGATGCAGATTTCAAGGAACTACCCGAAGAATTGCTGACTGAAATGGGAGAAAAACTTAGCGTTGAACCTAAAGCCGTAAAGACTGCTTTGTTACCTAAAAAGACAGTAGCAAAGAAAGCGGCAGAGGTTCCTAAGAAAACAGTAGCGGCAGTTAAATCCACTTTAACTTCCTCTAAACCTGCTACTGAAACCCCTGTTGAGGAAACATCAGAAGAAACTTCTACTGATGAGTAACCTTATACGCTGAAAGTATTTAGCATCTCTTAACGAGGGAATGCAGATGACTGGAATAGGTGGTTGTAGAAGTAGTGGTGGCATAACTGCTGACACTCAAATTGTTACAGGACAAGGTAAACTAACAAGTATTCATGGATTGGCAACAGTGGCTGGCCTAACTAATATCAAAGTATATGACGCTACTTCATCAGCAGGTGCAAGTAATGATACATTGATTGGCCAACTTGTAGTTGATTTTGGGCTTCTTCCTTACGCAGAAGCAGATATGCACGGAGTTCTTTTCAAAAATGGACTGTATGCTGATGTGACTGTGGCATCGGGTTCAGCCGCTACATTCACCGTTGAATTTATTTGAGAGGGATATAATGGCGGCTATAAATAAAGATACTAGGCTGATAATGACGATAATGTATGTAGGTGCAATGTGTGGAATGAATGTTTATTTCTATTCCAACTATGGTAGTCAATTACCATTTACGGCAGTTACACACGCAGTATTGTTTGGCTTGATTACAGTAGGTGTAATCATGTTACAGAAAGCACTTTTTGATTTAGCAATTAATGATAGATTTGAAATGTGGTTATTGAATAGAAAGATAGACATGTATTGGGAAAAGAAACAAAGGGATGAAAACCAAAAGCAAAAGATTAGAGAATCTATGAAAGGTAGAAATCTAAACTATTACGGTGGCCCACAACAATCCTATGATGAGGTATCTGAAACATTCCTTCAAGCATTAGAATGAAGGTGATGCTTTTTGTTAGATAGACTCTTAGGAGTAGATGAACAGTCTTTAGCGTATGATTTGTCTAGGGCGCATTCTGCTGATATATTCTTTTTGAAGGTTAGATACTGGATTTGGGGTATTACCTCAACTGTATTTTTCTTTTTGATTGGTAACATAATGGGTGCAATGGGCGTAGATTTGATTGGAATGGCCATTGATAATTTAAAGGAGTTAGTAGGGTGGGACTGATGTATGGCCACACTATTGACGGGCTTCTCTATATTAGCGGCTGAAGCAATGGCTAAAGCGTATCAAAGAATACATGCGTTAAACTTTGGAGTATATGGTGCTAGTAAAGCAGGTAAAACTACTTTACATCGTCAATTGAGAACTAGAGGTGAAGTCCCAGTAGTTAAAGAGAGAACAAAGGGATTACATCGTGCAAGTAGAAAAACAGTAAAAATAGATAAGGATAGTCGAACCATCAAAACTGCTGATGTGGGAGGACAATCATATTACTGGGATGCATGGAAAAAAGATATGATGAAAAGGAAAGTAAAATACATCATATTCATGATAGATGACCGTCATTTATCAGAAGCATACAATCTAGAACATCAATTATCTTGGCAGTTTTTAGTTGATACAATTTGTGATAACTTTTGGCGTTTAGGAAAGGGTAAAACTAAAAAGAAGAAAGACAAGGATTTCCCAATCGCAGTAGGCATATGGGCCAACAAGTATGATTTGTGGAAGGATAAGTATGAACACAACGGGGCTATTGAGAAACATCCAATTTTTGAACCGTTCAGACTCGGTATGCAACGATTACAGGATAGAGGCATACCATGTTTCAAATACATCGTATCTGCCAAATCGGACCCAGAAATGGTCTACCGAGGAATAATGACAATGATAAAGGAGTATTGATAAAATGAGCGCAATATATACACCAAACATAATTGGTAATGATAATACAATGATTAACCCATTAAGAATAAAAAACACTGCGAGAGCCGCAGGTCCTATAATTAATTTTGAATACAAATCTCTTGATACTAAGAAACAAATGAAAGAGATAACAAAGGTATTATTGCCCGAAAAGAAAAGCCTTTTGGGATTAAAATACGGTTACAAGTTTAACATTAAAGATAGATGTGTAGTTTGTGGAGTTCATCACATTTGGGAAGCAGGTGATACTCTTAGACCACCTATTCCATTATCTTATGTGCATAAAGGTAGACCGTTAAGAGGAACTTACTGTCCTAAACATTCTTCTATGTTTAAACAAATGGAAATGTTAGAGCAACAATTGATTGCTGAAAAGCATGGATTAGAGTTCAAAAAGTATATCCCAAAGGCTAGAATACCGAATGTAATAAGTAGGGGACCAATAACTAGTTTAACTGAGAAGGATATAATTTCATTAACCTCTAAGGGATGGGAAATACAACCCCCGAAGGCGGATACTACAACGGCAGAAGAAAAACTGATGATACTACTAATGGATTTGAAAGGTAAAATAGGACAAATTGATGAACTAATAGGTGATGAATAATGGGATTACTAGGGACAAGTAATAGTGCTTTGGCAAGCCAAATGAATCAAAATAGCGATAAAAATTTCAAGGCTATGAACAATCTTTTGACTCTACAAGATAACCATGTTGAAGAATTTTTATTGTATCATGGCGAAGCATTCTTTACTTCTTATGAGAAATTATTGGAAGATGTTATTGAAAGAGTAATGAGTAGAATGCTAACTAAATTACATTTTAAATTAGAAGCAACTCAAGGAGATATTACTCTAGAAAAGGGATGCCTTGCTGAGTATGAGAGAATTACAGAAGAAAATATTCAATTGGATATTCAACAAATATTAGCATCGTCAATCAATCAAGAAGTCGTATATCAAAGACAAATGGCAAAGAATCAATACTTGGAGGCTCAAGGATTTGGAGATGGTCAAGCAGGAGGACAACCTCAAATGCAAAATAATGTTCCTGCTAATATCCAAGGTGCGCCAATAACAGGTGGTATGAATCAAAACATGGCTATGGGACAAGGGGCTATGACTAACCAAAGTGGTTATCCTGTTCCTCCAAGTGGTTATGATAATTACAATAACCCATACTGGATTGACCCCGCTACTGGTCAAGCGACCTATACTCCTCCTAACAGTGGATTAGGATTAAGTAAATTAGTTCAGAAAGGTGCGGCTTGGGCTAAGTGGCTTGCGTGATTTAAATGAGACTAGTATGGTATGATGGCACTCTCCAAGAGGTCAAAGATAATAGATTCTATCAATCCTTTAAGGATTATCTGCTTATACCATATGATGCCGATAGAAAAAATAATCTTGATGAATTAGAAGATGAGATTCTAGATGAACAGGATGAGTTACTAGAAGAAAGAGGTCAAACTTATACTAAAGAGACAGAAGAATATCTAAAAACTAAAAGTAAGCAAACACTTGATAAAATCAAAAGTGCTTCATTCAAAGAATTAGTGAAAGATATTCCTTTAGGTAATCTAAAGGCTATTAATCTAAATGAATTTCCCGATGACTACAAAATAAAAGATGTAAGGAATACTCCTAGAACAGAGCAGTTAATTACTCCCTTTGAAACAAAAGGAGCATTAGAAAAGAATTATACTGTTAGCGATTTAGAAAAAAGACTTAGAGATTCAATAAATAGTAAAGAAGATTTAGCGGATTTTATTAGATTCGATGATGATAGTCCCGAAGATAAAATAATTCTTAAATTTGATATGCCATCAGAAACTCCCGAAGAAAGAAATGGAAAAATAGGATGGTATGAATCGTTAGGAATAGAAGTCGCTTTACATAAACCCGAAGATGATAGGGACCCAATGGAAAGTAAATCTAGTATAATATCAATTTCTGATGAATTAAAAGGAGTTTTAGCATTAAGACCTAAAGAGGGAGATACTACGGATTTTGAAAAAGCATTGATTGACGGTCTTTTTGATAATCGAAATGATTTTGAAAGAATTATATTAAGCAATATGCCTAACAAATTGCTAGACAGTAACACTCTTTATGATTTTACTATGGAACTTACTATTCGTCTTAGACAAATCCCCGAAAACAAATTGTATGAAAGAGACAATAGAAGGGAAATAATGGTGGATGGAGAAAAACAGGTTAATCCTAATTATGGAGAGTTTTTGTTGGATGAAGACGATGAAAAAGTTCCTAAATTTGAAGGAGATGAGTTAGATAATCTAGTTGAAATTAAAACGAGATTTAGAACCACTGCTACGGCTACTCTAAAACCTAAAACTACAATGTCTGCTACTGGTGGCCAAACTGAAAGGATTCGTGGTTTGGGTCGTGGTGGAATGACTGCGGGTAGAGCAGGAGAATTTAGAGGAGAAAAAATCAATATGGCCCGTAAGTATTATCTTAATCTAATAAAGGCTAGATTAGAAAAACTAGAAGATGCTATTTCAAACATTCCAACTGCTACGGAGGCATGATTATGTCTCAGTATAAATCGCCTTCTGATACCACTACTATTAATCCCGATTATTCGGTAGGTAGAGGATATTATACCACTGCTGATAAGGTAGCAGAACTATTACAGATTCCCCCATTTTCAGCCAGCACTACACCCATGCATTCTGAGGTAGGGGAATTTATCAAAAGAATAGAAGATTTTATTGATAGTAAAACCAAAACATCTTGGAGAAGATTACTTTATGAAAAGGAATATCATAATTTTACTTTTGGCGTAGGTCATTATGCTATTGGAAGATACCGTGACTATATTGGATTTGTTCAATTAGACAGGCATAGTATCTCAAAGATGATTCGTTTAGATATTTGGGAGGGTAACAAATGGACTAACATTTGTGGTGCTGAAGCCTCAGTAACGATGAATGATTATACATCAATGATTAGTGGAACAACTACAATTAATCTTCGTTTACCGAATAATGGTTTAGTATTCAATTTACTTGCTGGCACTACCAATTCGAGATTCGATACTACCTATGGGAACAAAACGGCTGCGGAGGAACTTGTTTCATTAATCAATGAAAAATATCCTTCTAAAACTGCGGCATTAACAGGTGCTACTCAAGCAAAAGGGCAAACAGATTCTACGGGAGCAAAACAAGTTTCTGATTTCTTTTATGCTTGTCTAGATTCAGAGGACTCTAGTAAGGTTCTCATTTCTTCTCTACTTCCTAGTGATGATGGGGCTGAATGTGCTATTTACTTGAATGGTAATTCTGCTACCACAAATGAACACGGGATAAGTGTTAGTGGATTTACCGATAAACAAGACACAGGTAGAATGGATGATTGGTGGAAAATAAATAGAGAAGGTAGAATTTTCTTTAGAGACAAATTCCCATATATTCATCTTAATTCTGTAAGAGCCACTTATTATGCGGGTAGTGGAACTGTTCCTGCTCAAATAACCGATGCCGCTACTAAACTTGTAGCATGTGAAATTCTTCGTTCTGATGATGCTACTGTTCTTATTACAGAATCAGATAATCAAATATCTGTAAAAGAGAAATACGATATTCTGAGAAAAGAAGCAATGGCAATGGTGGATGGAAAGAAAGAAGGGGTGTTCTTAATTGAGTGATGTAATGAAATTGGTTAAACAAATACAGAGAATGTATGAAGAAAGGAATAAATTGTTTGAGGAAAGCGGCTTAGGAGATTATATTTATTCGGATGCAGAAATTGAAAAGTATATGGCGGAAGCGATAGAAAAGGAAATATCTGTAAGATTAGAAAAAGCAGTTAAGGATAGTGGCTTGTAATGGACGAAGTAACATACCTAGTTCAACTGCTAAGAGACAATTGGCCTTCGGCTTCTGTTATGCAGAATACACTAGGTATATCCAGTAGTCATAGAGTTAAACCTACAATTCTAGATATTCGTAATTTATCTTCGGGCGGTTCAACCGATGGAACATCGGGTAAAGTAAGTAGAGGACAGGCTCGACAATACAGTTTATTGAATCAAACTAGTCCCGCAATAGGTGGTGCTACTTCTTCAGACCTTATCGTGGTATTTGAAGACGGACAAGATATAGAATATCCTACTATTTCTTGGGATGTTCGTAATGAAATATATAATATAACTTGTCATATACGGACTGTTAGCGGAGGAGACACTAGGGCGGCAGATAATATCTTTGCACATGATAGGTTGGAATCACTTTATAAGTCGCTTAGGCACACCTTAGAATCAAAGAGGAAAGGAGCAACAGTTACAATTAACGGAGACTCACTAAAAATGAATCATATTATACTAGGAGGAAGAACAGAATCCAATAACAAAGCAAAGAGATTATTTGGGTATAAAGTAAATGTAACAATGAAAAAATTCGCAGTAGCCATATAAGTAAGTAAGTAGGTAAAGGTGAAAGAAAAATGACAGTAAATGAAGACATATTTGTAGGAAGCCAAGCAAACTTAGCATTTGTTCCAGAACTATTGCTAAGTGGATTTATAGACGAAAGCGCATCAACAGAAGCAACGGGTATAATTGCTCCGTTGTCTCCTTTTACAACAATGGAATTGGTTCCTAATTTGTATAAAGGATGCACAGTAGAAATCTTTGATGCTTCTGATAGTAATAGTTCTTCCTTACACACTATCACCTCTAACACTACTACTACTTTTACAGTTTCACCACCACCTGCTCTATCAGCATCTAGCGGAACATTTGATTCTTCTGACCTTGACTTTTTTCATATACACCCTTATGGAACTCCTTGTCCTGCTCCGAGAATAGGTGCAAACTCTTTGAAGTTAAACGCTGATAACTGGATGGGTCTTGTAGAAACTGCTACTTTCCCTAATACGGAAGTAGAGATGAAGCAAATGAATCTTGCACTTGGCGGAAGTAGAAACTTTAGTTATCAATACAAAGGAATTGAAACTGCAAGTGGAGGTAACATTGGATTGGTTGCTAATCAAGGAACATGGTTGTATTACGCATTAGGTAAATGCACTGGTGCAAAATACACTTCTGCTTCGGGTTCTACCGTTCCTCAATCTAATTTCTTAGCGCAAGCAGCAACTAATCAACAAATTTACATTGATACAGGAGATACTGCTTCAACTGCTCACGATGGTTCGTTTGAAACTGCTCATCTTGACCAAGGACCAATCTTTTACAGGACTAGAGAAGATACTCAATTAATGCCCCCAGTTGTTATTAGTGTAGATACTCCTGCAAATCTGAATAAATTGACTGTTCCTACTTTTACTGCGGCAGGTGTAATTCAAAACCCAATTACCTATGAATTTTCAGAGGCTAACGGGACCGACTTACCCTCTTTTACTTTAGAACACAGTATCGCTAAAACATCAAATGTAACTGCTACTCAAGGAACTGCTACTGAAACAGAAACTCTTGTTAGAATTGCTAGAGGCAATCGAGTAAACACCTTTACTCTAACTGCTAATGAGAATGAAGAAGTTAAGATGACATTAGACCTTAACACTAGAACAGTTGATTATGTCAATGATTTAACCACTACTGAAGTCTACACTCCTAGAAACAATGTAGGGGTAGATACAACTCTACTTAATTATCCATCAGGAACAGGAGCAAATGGTGGATTAGAACCATTCTTTTTCTCTAGTGGATTGTTTAGTTGCTTTGGTCAAACTTTCCTAAAGATTACCAATCTAACCTTAACGATTAATAATAATCTACAAGATAAGAGATATGTTGGTATTTCTAGCAAAGCAATCAAGAATGCTATTCCTGCTCAAAGGACATATGAAATCGCCTTTACTGCTCTAGTTACTGACGATAAGTTATTCCAAGAATTGTTGAATAATGCTGAAGATTTGGGTTCAACAAATGAGATTGTTCTACAATTCGATAAAGACAGTGGAGAGCAAATCTTACTAAACTTCCAAGACTATTTCCTAAGTGCGGCTACTCTTACTGTTCCCGATGATAAAGGACCAATTACAATTGAAGGGACTGTTATGCCAAGAACAATGAGTAAGTGTGAAGTCAAAACACACTGGGTTCTACAAGGGTGATTAGAATGGATAAGTATGAGAAAAGAAGACTATACGCTCAAAGAATAGCCGAAGAAGAACAGGCTAAGAGAACAAGAGCCGAGAAAAAGGCTCAAGAAAAAGCGGCTAAAGCCAAGGCTAAAGCGGCAGAAGAAAAGGCTAAGGCTGAAGAAGCCGAAAGACAAGCCGCTAAAGAACAAAGAAAGGCTGAAGTTGAAGCCCAAGAAACATTGGAGGAAGAAGAAAGTTCAGAAACTTCCGAATGATATTAGATTCCACCAACACCGTTTGTATGTTTGTTGGTAAAAAAGGTGGATAAGATGTTAGAAGAAAATAAGAAAATAGTTAGTGATAAGAGTTTGCTCTTTGCAGCAAATGAACCGAAAGAATACTATCTCAAGATTGCTGAGAATAGTAATGAATACCTAAAGATATGGGTTAAAGAACCTACATGGTTACAAGTAGAAGCGGCATTGGCTTCTGTTATGACTGTTAATCCAAAGACAGGTGATATGGATATTGATTTAAATAATCTGTATCATTATATGATTGATAACTTTGTAGAAAAGACTGAGCCTCCTTTGGGTAAAGTAGACTTAATTAGATTAAGTCCTTATCTTGGTTCTCAGTTAAAAGATATTCTACCTAATCCCCTTCAAGAATTAACAGGGGATGATACAAAAAACGCAGAATCAGAGATGCAGTAAGAGGGAAGTCATCAGACCCCCGAATGGTATCTCTAATTACCGTTTATAGCCTTTCAAAAGCATTAGCAATAAGTCCATTAGATGTATATCAAATGCCAGCCTCGCTGGTTAGAGATATGTTAATGGTTCATGCTGAAGTGGAAGCGTATAAGGCCGAAGAATTAGACAAGGAAATGAAGAAGGTTAAGAGGTAATCAAATGAGTAAAACAAAGGAATTAACTGTTGATATGTATTCTTTGGCTAAGGCACAAGAAGCAGTTAATACCACGAACAAAAGCCTTCGTAGAAGTTTTGCTGAAGCCTCAAACGGTGTAGGAAAATACAGTAAAGCATGGACTATGTTTAGTCGTGTATTATCGGGAAGTTCTCTATGGAGATTACAGAACTATCTTAGGTCAGTAGGACAGGCAATGGACTTTTATTATTCTAAAACTGAAGAAGCAACAAAGGCCGCTAATGAACAAGCAAAAGCAATGGGAGAATTGACCAATAATATAGATGAAGTAGAAAGTCAATTAAAACTATTAAAACAGGCGGGAACTCATAAGGAACTAATAGAATCTAACTTAGAATATAAGATTACTTTTGATGCCTTAAAAGCCGCTACTGCAAGTGCAAAGGATACTGCGGTAGAAGCCGCTAAAAAGGAAGCCGAGGCAAGAGAATTAGCATTAGCAAGGACTCGTAATGCTTATGATATGACTCTTAAAAAACTAAAGGGAAATTTAGTAGTTGAAGGTAAAGAATTACAAAAATCATTAGCAGCAGAAAAGAAAATAAGAGATAAGGCTGATATGGCTAAATACAAAAAATTGGCTAAAGACCAAAAAAGAGCAATATCTTTAGTTCGTAAATTAAGAAAAATGGAGGCTAAAGGCAAGGTAGACAAAAGCGTTTTAGATAGGGCTACAAAAGAGGAAAGAAGTGCTAGAGGAAGAATGGGACAATTCTCTAAATCAGTAGGCGGAGGCATGGCTGATAAGTTAAAGGAACAAGAAAGAGGAACACTAACGGGACTTGCTAAATTAATTAAAGGGGACTTAGGCGGTGCAAAATCAGATATAGGAAAATCATTATCTCAGACATTTAAACCTATATTTCCTATGGTAAAATTAGCAACTAAGTTCTTTACTATGCCTTTGAAACCCTTTGTTGCAGTAGCAAGAGGAGTGATTAGATTTGTAAAAAACCCTAAAAAAGCACTTGGGAATCTATCGAATAAATTAAAAAATTTAAGAACGACTATTAGAAATAATGGCGGTTTTATTGCAACAATATGGAAAGGAGTAGGTCCTATTTTCTCCATTGTGGGTAAAGTAGCAAAAATGGCTATGCTCTATTCAATGTATTTTGTCTTATTCCTAGTAGGAGCATTACTCGCCTTTGTCTTTATTAAAAAGATATTTGAGAAAGCAGAAGTATTGTCTGTAATTATGGAAACGCTAAGTGGAGTATTTGAAGGAATTAAAGAAATGTTTGGCGGGGCTATTCTAATCTTTGAAGCATTCTTTGGTGGAGGAACCCTCAAAGAAAGATTTGAAAAACTGTTTAAGGGAATATTAGGATTGTATAAAGGCTTAGGTAAAATAATCTTTAGTGTTCTCAAAGGTGCAGTTAAATTAGCGGTTAATTTAATAGTTGCTTACTTTTCTATGATGTTTGAAATTTATCTTGCTATCATAGACAAAGTTACTGACCCTAGTTTTTGGAAAGACACTGTATTAGGTTTTATTAAAAAAATACCAGATTACCTAGGAATGGCGGTAACTGCTATGTTTAACAAAATTAAAGATTTTTGGGGAACAGTCAAAGAATATTTCAGTGATAAAATTCAATCACTCAAAAACGCCTTAAGTCCTTCAAAGAGATTAAAGAGTATAGGTGGCAAAATAAAAGGTTTCTTTGGAATGCAAACAGGAGGTATTGCTCAAGGAGGAATGACAATGGTTGGTGAAAGAGGACCCGAACTAATTAATCTTCCAAAAGGAACGAGTGTGCATTCAAATGATACTACAAAAACAATGATGGGAGGTCATGTTACTAACAATATTAGCGTTAATGTCAATGGAAGGTTAGGCGCATCTGATACTGAATTAAGAGATATTGCAAAGAAGATAGGTAGAATGGTTAGCACCGAAATAAATAGAACCACTTCTTCGTCTACTAATGTGAGGTTCTAGATATGGTAACTCAATCGCCCGATAATACGCACTATGTTTTCCTTGATTTGAGTTCTAGAAGTTCATTTAGTGATGATGCTAATTCTTCTACACAGGAATCGTTTTCTTCAAATCGTATTGCTCTTAAATGTGATAATGTATCTATATCCACTGCTAAGAATATTATGTCTTTTCCTACACCTGCCGTTGGTATTGCTACTGGTGAATCAGTATCTCTAGGTCTTGATTTAGGTATGGCAACAAAATCAATTTCTCTTAGTGGAATCATAACTGAACAGAATATCACAAAACAATTTTCTCCAAACGATTTACCCGAAAGTGAAGTAGACCCAACTGATTCTAATAATACATATACAGATGCCGATGGAAAGAGATGCACTGTTTTTATGACTGCACAAGAAGTTGCTCAACTAATACACTCTTATGTTGATTCATCATTCATGCAACCCAATCAGAATCTAAATAAATTAAACATTCTAATTCCCTCTAGAGTTGGTCCTAATTGGACCTATCATGATGAAAGTGCTTCGGGTGAATCACTTACTGTTGGTTCTAAGACTTCCGTAGAAGATGCTCCCTTAGTGCCATTTAATTATGGAGTTAGAGATAAAGGAGCATCAGAACTAGATGCTAAATTTAGTTTACCAATTTCTAGATTTCCTAAGCCAATCAATACCTCAGTAAATATTACAGAAGGAGTTGCTGGATTCGTTAGGTCTTTTGATACTACACTTGTAGGAGGCCAACCGTTTGTTGAATTTAATATGCAGTTTGAAGTAGCCTTTGCAAGTTTGTGATTAAGATGTCAAATTATAGAATATATGCAGGTAACAAGAAAGCATTGGTCTTTCCTATTATGGGAGATGGCTATGTTCATCTAGATTACAGTAAGCATATTCCTAAAGGACCTGATGGTGCATCTTATAGTGAATCAACTCATGGTATTGAGATTGATGAAACTGCTGATGATGACGATGCAAAATATGGTCTTTGGTCATTGGCTGATTCTTTTACAATGGAAGGAATCATAACTCCCTTTGATGTAAATGGATTTGGTCATCGTCTAACGGCACATTATATCTCAGGAGGAGGAACGCCTACTCTTGCTACTAAATATCGAAGTGATTCTCTAGAATTACCTTTGAATAAATTTTATTCTCCTAGAGGACAATTAGAAACCAATAGTAGTTCTAGAACATCAGCATATTTTTCTCATGAGCATATTGCTTATCTAGCGGTAGCAATAAATAATTCTGCTACAACTTTAACATTATCTAATATAGAAAACATAATTGGTGGAACGAATATTAGAATAGGTAATGAACAGATGCGAGTTGTAAGTATATCAACAACTAATACTATTGTAGTTGCTAGAGGAGAAAACGGGACCACTGCTACTAGTCATTCTGTTGATGCTGAAGTTTATGGTGATAATCGTATTAATCATAAAATGACAATATTCCATAATGAGACATGCCAATTCTATCTAAAGAATATGACAAGAACAACAATGAATCAACCTGCTGAATATAAGTTGGGTTGTGTAATTAAGGGTAAAGATAGATATGGCCATATTAGAACAGTTACAGTCCAAAGCACTGTTCCTGTTATTACTGCTAATGAAGAATATTTTGGAAAGACCGTAGAACAAAGTGAATCAGTAGATGAGGTATTTGGTAGACCTGTTTACTTTGGAATAGAAGATATAGTTAGGTATCATAAGAAAATCAATACAAGTTCTAGTCAGATATATGCCGAGAGATTTTATGATAATCCAATCATTGTTGCTAGTGGTGGAGGACAAAAGGTAGTATTTGGAGATTTATCGGGCGGGGATGGTAATAAAATTGCTTTACAGAATACTACATTTGCGAGTGGATTAAGAACAGGAGATTACATTAAAGTAATAGGTTCGACTAAAAATGACGGACACTATAAAGTTAAGACAAAAACAAGCACTACTGAGATAGAATTAGAACCTTTTACTTCTGGTGTTAATCTATTTACTGCTGAAGTTGTAGATGCTAGTAGTAATACAGTAGCGATTCATTATCAGAATAACCATTATGGATTATCATTTAATGATGGTGCAGGTGCATATTATCAATATGATTCGACAAGTGTTGATACTTCTAATCTAGATATGTCTCCGCATATTTGGAAAGGATGTAATCTATATGCTCAAGTTAGTTCTACTGGTGTTCATTCTACTTCTTTGGAGCATGGAAAACAGCCTACATATCTAGGATATATTGCTAATATCAATGTAAATAGTTCATCCAATAAAAGTGATATTGCTTATGTGGCTAAATGTAAATTAACTAAACCAATAAGAACAACTACTGAAACTACCATTTATGTTGATGATGCTAGTAAGTTAAGTGTTGGAGGAATGCTCTGGAATATTACTGAACAAATGGAAATTAGAAGAATAGAAGGAAATAAATTACTTGTTTTTAGAGGGTCAAATGGCACTGCTGCTAGAACCACTGCTCTCAATTCATACGGATTAACAGGTGCTACTAGCACTAATTATCTTATTTCACCAAATGAAGAATTTGATTTTTCTAGAACATTATATTGTTCCCTACCCGATACTGGATTTACTAATGGTCTAAAGATAGTAGATGGTAGCGGTAATAGTTTAGCAGATTCAGATGAATATGGCGCACATCTATTAGGAGATACATGGAAAGAAGCATCGTATGTTTTAAGACCATTCCATCTTGCTATGGCTTATGATAATAATGCTAATCGTATTAGTTTATTCTTAGATGGTAAGGAATTAGATACTGAAATATTTAGTGAAGGTAAAATTAGGATTGCTTCAATTCAAGGAGATGGAGGAGAAGATGTAACCGTCAGCACTCATGATAATCCTAATTTAGCGGTAAATGATTTCGTTAAATTAGAAGGAACAGGTATTACTAACTTAGATGGTGTTTGGAAAGTATTAGAGGTAACTGGAAACTCTTTCTTGATTGATTGTATATCTGCGGTCAATGGAGGTTCTTCTTTCAATACTAGTAATGGAACTTTAACTGATGTTACAATTAGAACAACAGTAAACTTTTCTGAATTTGAATTAAGTGCTACCGATTGTTTCTTAGGTTCTAACGGTAACGACTCTTTAGAGACTAGGAGAGGTTCACAGTTTATGGGAGAAATGCATGAATTTGCTATTACTAGAGGATACAAAGATAGGTTCAACAGTATTGATACTCTTGTTCCTAACTTTAGAAATACTCTAGTCTACTTTAGATTTGAGGGGGATAAGTCATGACCAAAGGCATGGGTAATTTTACTGGTGTCTTTGCTATGGGTAAAGGAATTACCGAAAGCACTAGCGGTCAAGTTAAAATATCTACTGCTCCTACTTCAAATACTAATTACGCTAATAATTTTTTACAACAAGCAATTTACAAAACTCCACTTAATCCTCTACTAACAAGAGGAACAGTAACAGAAAATTTTGATGATTTTACTGCTGCTACTGCTGATGCTACAATAAATAGTTATGAAATTCATAAGGCCGATAATACTGTATTAACTAATTCAGTAAATGGTATCAATCAATCAAACAGTTCAACACAGACATACTCGGCAGTAAATCGAGTGTATCCTAATTCTACTACTATTAGTGACCATCTATCTAATCTAGAATCAACTAGAGGCAATCAACTAAAAATATTTGATTATTTAACTTTAACAGGACAATCATTTGTTAATATAAGAACTACATTAAATGGCGCAATAGACGATTCAACTACTCAAGTAGTGGTTGATTCTACCGCTAGTATTGCCGCAGGTGATGTTATAATTATTGAAAATGAGCAGATGTTCGTTATGAGAGTAGTTGGTTCTACATTACAAGTAATCAGAGGACATAATAATTCTATTATTACTAGTCATGCTGATGAATCTCAAGTTTATGAAATAGATAATATTGACCATTTATGGGTCTTGGTTTATTCTGACGATGCTAATCAACATCATTTTGCTAAAATAACAGAGATATTACAAGATGATATATTTGGAGATAAAATAGAATTTAGCCCTTCATTGGGCGTAGATATTCCTAAAGATACTAAATTTGCTATCTTCTCATCTTTAAATTCCAGTTTACCTAAAATAGATTCAGATAATCAAACATTAGTTGCTTGCGCTTATGGTTTACAGGCTTCTGATTCTAGCATACGGCATCATATTAACACCCATGTATCTAGACCGTTTTTCTTTTTCTTAAACGGAAAGGATAGATTAGAACCTGCTACAAGATATATTCTTAGAAGTTCATCATGGAATGGTTCCAGCCATACTTACACTTATTCTACTTTCGTTACTGACCAAGAACATGAAGCGCACATTGTAGATTATGGCCCATTTACTATGGAGGCTACTTTGGTAGATATGATGTATAAAGCAGATGACCCTGCGGCAATGGATTATATTGTATTTGCCGATAATGGTATAGCATTAAATGAAAATGGAAGTAGTGCTGATACCATCACATTAGCCGCAGTAAACGGAGAAGCATTTCAAGGGGCTTCGGGGGCAACTATTACTAATAATGGAACTGAAACATTAGATGGTGATAGGACTGCTTGGGGTCTAAATGGCATCTTAAGAGATACTAGAATAGTAATAAGAAATGCCACTAATGGTTCTAATAATGATACATATTGTATTGATAGTGCCACTGATGTTACTGCAACAACTATGACTTTAGATGTAGGAGATTTAGCGGCTGACCAAGCGGCTTCAACGGACCCTGCTTTAGATGCAGTTTTCTTGATAATAGATGTGCTTTCATGTTCTGTTGATTTAGACCATAACAAAATGTATTGTCCTGTTGATTCTTCAAACCATTTAAAGAATTCATTTAGAATGGCTAATAGAACAACGGATGATGCGCTCTATTCTACCAAAACAGGATACTCAAGATACATGCATTATTGTGATTCTCCATTAACAAATACTATTATTCCTAACGCTATGGAAATGATAGAGTATGAATCAGTAACCTCTACTGGCGGATATGTAGATATTGTATTTGCTGATACTCAAAAGATTCTTGCTAAGAAAATAAAAGAAGGGGATTCCCTCTTAATTAATCAAATTGTTGAAAGTGAAATTGTAGGTAAAGAAAGAACTTTTCCCATTGCTGAAATTGACAGAAACACTGGCTCTTTTTCTGCTAGTTCGGGAGTGAACACATTAGAGGCTATCAATCTAGGAAACGAAAAAGATATGAGATTCTTTTTATCCTCTGTTATTCTTAACAGTAGCACTTCAACAACTAGTAGATATGACCCGCTTTATGATACTATTACTACAAATGTAGATGGGACTCTTTATCATTTTAATATAGATACTATTTTTAATAAATCTAATTCCAATCAAAATGGAACTATGCAATTTATGAAAGTTCGTAGTTGGAGAAAGGCTACGGATACAGAATATGCACTAACTAGTGCTTCTCCTATGACAAATGTTCCAACTTTTAACGCTACTGCTTTTAGAAGAAAATATTCTTTTTTAGCAGATAACTTACTTACAAACATACCGATAGACACTAAAATAAATAATTATATTTTGACTGGGGCCTTTAGTTCAAATGCTGATGGGTGGAATAGAAATGTCACCAATTTTGAAAGATTAACTCAGACTCTTAATCCTATAAATGATAATCTTACAGGAACGGGGGCTAATACTAGACCTTCTTTAAATGTAGGAGAAGTGCAATTAGAAAGGGCATCTCAATCAAGAAATAATGATATTCATTTAGTCCTAAAAGGAGGACAGGTAACTGGGCATCGTATCAAAGTAGAGTATGGAGATAAACATAACAGTTTCCTTAAATTACAAACCCATCTTAAAGATGAAAGACTCTTAGAGAATTTCAATAAAACCGATGATTTAGTTGGTCTTTATTCGGGTTTGAAAACAACACATACCTCCTTGTATAGTTATCCAGTAAATTCGGGTAATGATGCTGACGGAAATCCCCGTTACGATTTGGCTAGGTCTAATACATCTACTCGTTTTTACGCAAGAGGGATTTTAAGTTATTTAGATTATTTCTCTGGAACTATTGATATTGAAAAGACGGTATTCAAAGGGACAGTTGAAAGTGTAGAACAAGTTATTGAAGATGGGATGTTTAAATTAAAAATTAGAGGTAGAAATACTGCCTCTGAATTACTAGGCCCCGTTATAAATAAAGATTTTAAGTTTACAGAAGATATAGTTTACTCTACTGTTGGTCCTGTTGAGAGGATGGCTAGAGTGACTAAAGTTGATACTACCGTTACTGACCATGCTACACACGGTATAACTTATACTGATGATGGAGTTTACCCCGTTGGAACTACTGAAATACAAATCAGTGGTATCACATCTTCTTCCGATAATCCTACTATACAAAAAGGCGATTTATTATACACTTCTCAAGGCATATTTTTAGGTAGAGTGCATAAAATTACTGATGTTGCAGGTGATGGTAATTTTACCCCTGCCGTTATTTTATTTGAAGAAGGTATTCCTACAAGATTAAAAGATGGCGAGGCCATCATGTGTAGTTTTTATGAAACTCCTACTGAGACATTTGATTTTAGTAGTAGTGACCAATTAGATGTTTCATCAACAGTATCTACTACTAGAATTCCTATTAGAGGTAATACAATTAGTTTGGCTAAATCTCTTTCCTCTAACCCCTATACTACCACTAGAGTTAATTCTCTATTAGGGGCTAAAGATAAAGGCATTATTTTTACAGGAGGTAAATCTTTATCTCTAACTGACGATAATGCTCCATTTAAAGACGGGTCAAATTTAGTAGGAACATCTAGTAGTTCTAATCCTTTGGCTAAGGGTTATAGTATCAATAGTCCCGAAGGTATAGATTTCGATTTCCCGTTTTATTGTAATGTAGCAGATGAAATTAGTAATAAATACGGTGTTAATTATGTTAATTTACATACTGTTAATTCATTGACCGAATATGATGTAATTAATTTATCATCTAACGAAAGAGAGACTGTTATTGAAATGGCTCCTATTTGTCCCGCAGTTTTGGCTAGAGTAGATAATAATCCCATAGATTCTAGAGATAAATACTTATTACAAATAGGAGCATTTACTAGTTCAGAAATATTAGGATATAATGGAGTATTTCAAATTGCTCAGGCTAGTTGGATGGAAGAATTGAAACAAGGGGATTTCATCTTTGATGAAAACGGGGAACTCTTTGGTAAAATTATAGATATTAGTTTAGGTTCCAGTGATGGAATTTTGAATGATAGAGTAGCATTTACTTTAGATAGACCGCTATTTAAAACAATATCTGCGACTGAAAAAATTATGAAATACTATGGTAATGCTTCTCCCGCACAATATTTTTCGGGAACTACAATAAAGTTTGATGGTAATTCTGTTGCAGGGACTTCTTTTGGTTCAACTCAAGGATGGTCCGTGGCTAGATTGTTTAGCAGTGATTCTGCTACACAGACATTTTTACAAAGTTTAGAGGCAGGTATGAGAATTAAAATTGAAGGACCCACTAATACACTTGATAATATTGGTATATTTTCCGTAGCCCATGTGTTTGAAGATGATACTAATGATTCTGAAGTTATACTCTTTACTAGAAAACATCCTAACGGTAAAAAAACCACTCAAAGTCAAGGTTCATTTAGAGATGATACTAGTGGCCAAACAGTTAGAATAACAGTTTTAACTGATTATTTTACTCAAGGATTATATTTCTTAAATACACAGGGATTAAGTCAAGGAGGAGTTTTAACTTTAACTAATCCTATATTATCTAGTCCAAATGAAGCCGATAATAATTGTAAACCTATTAAATGGGCCTCAAGTCTATATCATCATATTACTGATACTAGTTTAGCACATGCAAGTGGTGGAATCTATAATCCTAATGCATCTGCTCCTACTATATTTTCTGATATGATTGATAGATATGGTAACACTAAATGGAGATACTTTGGATTACAAAAAGGAAAATATCTTTCATATATTAATAGAAGATTGAAAGATGGTAAAATTAAAACCACTTATTCTTTAGAAAAAGGTAAAGTAAATGGTTATGCTACTGCATATAGAATATCTGATGCTAAATATGGAAAAAATAAATTAATGAAATTTCCTTATGGTTATCATAATAATGATTTTGCTTGGGGAGTATTTAGAACAACTTACACTTCCTCCTCAGATACGAGTTTAGGAACCAGTGATTATTATACTGCTGAATTTACAAATGGAATAAAACATAATCTTTCTTTCCTTGAATATCTCTCTCCCGAATCTAGAGATTTTAGACCAGTAATGGGTAGTAATTTTGCTGATTTTGACAAATATGGAACGGCTATAATAACTCCTGACCATCCACGATATAGAGTAGGTATTTATCCTAGATTTATGGCTAGATTACATGATAATCACAGAGGAGGTGACTGGCAAGAAGATTTGGATGCTCCTGAAAATAGCACAATTCCTCATACGATTCTAAAGTATAGAAAGTGGAAAGCATTATCTACGGATTCTAATGATTTTGATTATGATATTGATTATGCAGGAACAGGTAATCCTACATACATTGACCCTAATGCTGGAAATAGTGATACTATTACACAAAGTTTGGATAGTCAATGGGTTAAAATTGGTGGTCAAAATGATAAAAATAATAATAGAACATTTAAATTATCTGCGTTGGGTGCTGATGTTTCTGGTAAATTTACATTGGATGTAACTAAGCCTCCATTTACCAAGATAGGAACTCATACTGATACAGGTGCGGTTGGGGGGTCAGCGCAAAACTCCACAGGTTTCGAGGAAATAACTATTTTACATTCCCCTTTTATTGGTCCTAAATTTGATGGAATTACTAGAGCAAAGGACCATTGGGAATTACCCGACCCTAAAGCATTAAGATGGTTTATTTTTTCTCCTGCTGACATGTATCCCGATTCCATGTCAAGAAAACACCATATTGGATATTCAGGCATTGTTAATTATGACTCTAGTAGCGAAACTGCCATTAGTAGAAGGTTTTCTGATTATAGTTTACTTTTAAAATCTAAAAGTTCTTTCTCAAATAGTAATACTCCGCATGAATATTATGAGGGTTCTTTACAAAACGAAGAAGAAATAGATGATAATTACATAACTGTTCCTATTAGTGATTCTTCTATTGCTCCCTCTCAAATGAAAAGATTTGGTTTAATGAGACTAATTGATTGCACTTATGATTGGCATTTTAATCTCATTGACCCCGAAAGATTGCCTTCTGATATAACACAAATGACTACACCTAATTTTGAATACACTAGGTATCAAGGTCTTAAAAAAATACATTTAAGAACAACTGGAAGTGAATTATTCCCTGCTTTTTACGGTGATAATAATACTATTATCAATTTAACAGGCAATCCGAATTCTTTGTTGCAAAAAGGCGACCAACTATTCACCAATACTGGTCATTATATTGGTAAAGTAAAAAGAACTGCTAATGCGGTAACTGATTCCACTTGTGATGTTACCAATGGTGATGCTACTATTACCTGTGATGCTTCCGCAAATGTATTTGTTGGAATGGAAGTAAGGCCATCGGGTTCGTTATCAGGATGGCCTAGCGGTCAAGTTTCTGTTACTAGTATTAATACTGGAACAGAGGGAACCAATGTTACTTCATTTGAAATCAGTTCTAATTATACAGGTTCCACTACTTCAAATGTTAGTTTAATTTTTGAGCATCATATAGAACTTGAAGGGGCTAGTCGTAAAATAATAAAATCAGATGGCAGTGCTGGATTATACGATGGTTATCTTTACATCGTAAGTGATGGAACCTCTACTTTAGCCGAACAAGACTATTGGGATTCTTTCTTTAGATTCCATACTAAAGGTAAAGGCGGAAAAAATACTTTTACTGTTCCAACGGAGAGTGTAGAAACTCATATGCTTCAACAAATGTGGAATGCTGCATCTCATGATGCATCAAGTCAAGATACCACATATGATTTGATTCCCCATACTTATCATCCTGTTAATGGGGTAAAACCATACTTCTTTTTCCAAATACCTTACGGTGTAGTAGAACAAGCAGATGATGATTCGCATGGTCCTTTGGCAACAAATAATCCAATAGGATTAGCAGTAAACGATGATGCTTATCAAAAGTCAGATGCAGGACCAGATAATACCGATATAGATGTTAATATTAGTGAGCCTTCAAATGATGACCCATCACCAAAATTTCTTAGCAGTTTCACGAGAAACTTTATTCAAGCAATGGGTCCTCAAGCGATAATTGACCCTGTTAGTAATGCTACTGATACATCAACGGGAGATACAAATTATCTTACTAACTTAGCCACTACAAGATATAATCCTATAATCGCTCTACCTCCTGCATTTAGAACTTTTTACGCTACTTCTGCAAGTCGTATCTCTACTGGTTTAACGATTAACAATATGCAAGAGAAAAAATATTTAGTAACTAAGGCAAGAACTCCCATCAACAGTGGAGTATTCGTTAATGAAAGCGACTTTAGCGCAGGAAGTCAATTCACAATAACAGTAGATGATGGTTCGGGAGGAGACTCACTTGCCACCACTAAATTCCCAGTTAATTCAGTTGTTTATGACCCTTCTAATAACCCCGTAGGAAAAGTTAAAGCCGTTACTGCTACTCAAATTACATTGTTTTCAAGGAACGCTAAGGATTTAGATAATAATGATGAACTTCATTTCACCGAGGATAATACGATAGATACTGAATACTGTCATCCCTCTAATGTATTAGAATTTATACAACATGGTGGTAATCCTTATGCGGGATGTTCTGTCATTAGTTTAGCCTCATATACCGTTGAAGATTCTTTACCAACTAATTTACCCGTAGGTGCAAGAACATTCATTAGAAATTTACAACAAAAGATAACCAAAAACTTTGGTCATTCAAGACCTAAATTAACTTCTCCTGCTAGTAGTGATTCTGACAGGTCAGAAGCCATTTATGGAGATGGCACAGGCAAATTAAATACTCAAACTCCTTTCTCAAACAAAAGTAATGAGTTTAACTTCTTAACGACTTTAGGCAATTTTAAATCGGGTTTTGCTAATTCTAATTCTGATTTAACTCAAAATGCTAATTCATTTAGTTATGTGGGACAAGGGACAGGATATGTTGCTAATGGGGTTTTTGGAGTTTTTCATCCTGAATTATTTTTAGGAGGAATGGAAAAGGTATCATTAGGTGCGGCATCGGGGACACAATCCGAAGCAGAAAACGATAAGGGACTTTTTGCTTTTCATTCAATAAACCAACAGAGTAGAAACTCAATAACTGATTTAAAACCCGATTTAGGGGTATTAAGAATATTAAGTTCTATTTCTCCTAATGAAACAGGTGCTTCTAGAAATTTCAACCATAATGATAAAAATTCTTGGCTTAACTTTGTAGATTTAACTGGAATGTATTTAGTGGCTAATTTCGGAACGGAAGAAGGACAAAAAACAACAAGGAGAAACTTCGCACCATTTAGCGGAGAATTAACTGTAAATACATACGGGCAAGTTCAGCCGATAGAAGCCTATGATATTCCTGCCGCTTTAGTTTCTCCCGTTTTCGGCACTGATGGCGAGCGTTCTACTAAAACTAGAGTTATTGAAGAAGAATTCTTTTTGTCTAATTGTTCATACTCTACTAGTAATGCAATAGTTACCTATACAGGAGAAGAAGATATTAGGAATATATTGAGAGCAGGAATGATAGTTAAAGGGTATGGTATGGTTGCTGGCGGTGTAGTAATTAATTCAGTAGATTCCGCAACTCAATTTACGCTCAGTCATACTCCTAATGCGGGGCCTGTATTACCAGATGGTAGTGCTGGAAGTAACACTTTAGGATTTATTGGTTCGGGAGGAGGCGTAACAGGTTTAGACAATTGTATGGTAGACCCCGACCATATTATTTATGTTCATGAGCATAGAAGAAATGTTACAGGAAAAGAAGTAGCACATGAATTACTGATAGATAATATTCCATACAATAAAAATGGGGAGGCTCAGTTCTTCAATAATTATAGAGTGATGCGCCCTGCTGAAACCTGTTTATGGCCTAATTCTCCTAATGAAATATCTATTGGGAAATTGTCAGGTTCAACAACTAAACAACCGCAGTCGGAATTAATGTATGGTTATGTTCCAAGTATTACTAATATTAGTTCTAACAATAATTTTACTGGTCCTGATGAAGAACAGATTTTAAGTGACTTTGCTGGATTTATGGGTGATAATGAACCTCCAATGTCTATGTATTTGGCCGTAGATATGGATGCTAGACATTCACAATATCAAACACTCGGAGCCATTAATATTAATGATAAATCTTCTACGGTTACTAGTAGTGGACTATTTACTTCGGATAAAATACAAGAAGGAGATGTTATCAAATTAAAACATAGTAAGTATTTCGTTAAATCAATAGAGAGTGTAAATAGTTTAACCATAGCAGGACAATATAGAGGAGGTAATCTTACAAATGAAACTGCCTATGTGTGTAACAATACCTATACTGTTTTAAGAAACTATTCTCATTTGTTTAATCCTAGTGGTAATCGTAACACTTTCAAGGATGGTTCATCATATAATATGCTTTTAACAGACGGAATAAATAGACAAAAAATATCTATGGGAGTCAATACAAATTATTACGATGAATCTTCTTTATGTAAACTGTCAATAGGTAGTATTGAAAATCCATTTTTGGGCCTAGTCTCCTTTGGTGAAATTTTTACAATTAAAAGTAATGTTCCAGTTAATCTATCAGATATAACTTCTGCTAGAATAGGTTCTACATTAGTGATTGGTAGTGAAGTAGAGGATATAGTAAATAATATTCTATCAGATGAAGGTATATCATATGATATTTCAGATAATCGAGAATATCCATATTATATTTCTCCTAATTTCCAAGGAGTTGATTTGTTTAATGCTTCTAATTTTGCTGCTAAATATAAGCAAAAAGAAATAAGGATTGATGAAAAAGGAATATCATTAATTAGACAAAGTAATGATTTGGACTTTAGAGATATTACTCTCTCTTATGAAAATAAAGATTTGAAAATAATTAGTGTAACGAGAAATAAATCTACATTTGACCTTTACAATGAAGTTATTGTATATGGTAATGGAGTAAAATCAATTAAAAGAAATCGCAAGAGTATTGACAAGTTTGGTAAGAAAACGCTAGAAGAAGTGAATATGGAACTTATTTCACAAGATGATGTGGATGAAAAGGCAAAAAAGTTACTAAAGGCACACTCCGAAGGTGATGATAGATTCACTGTAAGAATGTCAGTTACAGGAATTGAATTCATCAAGGCGGGAGATATTGTTACTCTTGATTTCCCATCTGAAGGAGTTCCTAAGAATACATACAAAGTCTATGAAATTAGGAGGGAATTGAAAGGACTTATAGAATTAGAAGTAGGAACTTATCGTAAAGATTTAGCCAATAGATTTGCTGAATTATCTATGTTAAACAAATCGAATGCGGCCTCAATAAGAGGTAGTCAGTTTACCGCTACTACTGCTCCATTAGATTTCTTTGACTCTGTAAAACTGAAAGAATTAAGTTTAGTCATCAGAAGGATAGGTTTAGCGGATACCAATGCGTTCACACTAGGGTTCCAAACTTCAACTTCAAGAAAATTAGATTTCGGTGCAACTATGGGGCCACAAGAAACAATAACAGAGATAATTAGAGAGGAGGATTTGACATGATAACAGATACAACAAAAAAGAAAGTAGCATTACTATTGAGAGATTTTTTTGGAGCATCATCTTCAAAAACGAAATTAGGAACAGGAGGAGGCGGAACAAATCCTACCTCTACTACACTCGATGTTCCATTACCCGCATCAACTGATGCAACTACAACATCTAGTTCTTCGGATGATAAGGTCGTAGAATTTAGAGGAACATTTACTGGAACAGAACTTCAAGGATATACAATTAGAGAGGTAGGATTCTTTGGAGACATTTACAAAGATGACCAAATAGATGAAGTAGTGAATACTAATAATACTAGCAATCCTGAATATACAACAGAGAATATTATGCTCTCAAGAATTAATTTTGACGCAATTGGTAATTTTTCAACAACCGATACGATTGAAGTGATATATACATTGGAGGTAGAATAGAATGGTAGCAAATAGTGGAATACTTAGCAGTTTATCGGCAACACCTACAAGCCAATTAATAGACAAAATAGATTCTCCTCATTCGGGATTATTCAAAGGATTACATTCAATGGCTCAAGGCAATTATGCTCTGAAAGATGGGGCGACATTAGGATTTGCTCACACATTTACAACTAGCGGTGCGAATATCCAAGTAGCATTGACCGCAGGTAAAGGGTTTTCTAACGGTCAATATATTGCCGTTGATGCTCTTTCGGCTACTACAATTAACAAACCATCTTCGGGTGCTTTGTATCATTGGGTTGCCTTTGCTGATGATGGTGATGGAACAGGAACTATTAGTGTAATCATGGGTTCAAGTGATGGTGTTGTTCCAGATTTAACGGTTACTTTAACGCCCATATCTCTAATTAAAGTGCAATCCACTGATACTCATTCTACTGTTGCTTTCCAAACATTTACTACTAGTAAAACAGAAAATAAATTATCAATTGGTTATGAGAATTCTAATACTTATACGGAAGCAGGTTCTATTTCGGGAACATCAAGTGGATTATTCATTACTGGTATTGGAACCGCTAGTGTTGCTACTGATGATAAAGTTCTAATTCAAGATACTGGAAGTTCTGATGTAATTAAATCAGTAACCGTTTCTAGTATTGTAGCATTAGCAGGTGGAGCATCTTTAGCAAACGATGGTAATAACAGAATAACCACTGCTACTGGTGCAGGTGGAATTAATGGTGAAGCCAATCTAACCTTCGATGGAAGTTTACTCTCTCTTACCTCTGCCGCTACTACTACTGATGTTTTTGATATTACTGCTGATGGAGTTACCACTGCTAAAGTAATTGATATTACTGCTGATGGATTAACTACTGGTTCGGCATTAAACATTATTTCTGATTCAAGTTCTACTTCAACAAGAAATGTAGTGTATATTAAAAATGACCATGCTTCAGCCGTAAATGCTACAACTCTAAAAGTTGAAAGTGATTCAACTAATGGCTCAACAGATGCTTCTACTGCTCCTGTATTACATGTTAAGGGAGCAACGGCAGGGCCTTTAGTTACTATTGAATCTACTCAAGCAAGTTCAGATGAGGCTCCCGAATTACAACTTTATCGAAGTCAAGGAAGTGGAGGTAGTGGGGTAGGAGTTAATAGTGACGATATAGGCACAATTAGATTCGTAGGTCAAGATGGGGCAGGTAATGATTTTGAATATGCACATATCTTTGCTGATGCTCATATTGTTACTAATGGTTCAGAAAAAGGTAGAATGTTATTTAGAACTAGAAGTGCGGGAACTTATATGAATAATATACAGTTAGAAACTGACCAGACCATATTTAATGCATCTAATCAAGATATTAACTTTAGAGTAGATGGTGATAATATAGATTATTTGTTACAAATAGATGCAGGAGATGACAGAATAGGAATAAACACTTCTGCTCCTCAAAATATATTACAAATAAATGTAACAGGTGGAGATTCTTTTGATGGTATCCAAGTAGTTAGAGAAGATTCTAACACTGCCGCAGGTGAAATACTAGGAGGAATAGGATTCGATTCTACTGATGGTAATGTCCCAAGCAGTATTACTGAAGCATCTGCGTTTATAGCCGCTTATGCAACAGAAGCCCATTCAACAACCGCTAAAGGTGGAGAAATCAAAATGGGAATAACTCTTGCTGGAACTGCTGATGACCAACCTTCTACTACTTTATCTAGGATAGGTTATCCTACTGCGGGAACTGCCACTGTTTATGCAGGAGCATTTTCAAGAGCCGCAGTTGCTACAGTAGGAGCAGTCACTTATTCACCAACAATTGCCGATTCGGGAACAGTTATCATAATGACTAATGCCTCATCTATTGTTACTCTACCTGATGTATCCGCAACAGAAATAGGAGTTCAATTCACTATTATCAATAATTCGGGAGGAACGCTTACTGGAAAGATTGTATCTGCTGATACCACAAATACTAGATTCAACGGTGCAGGTTCTTATGCCGCACAAGATATTGAAGATGATAAGGCTAAAACATTTATTTGTTGGGCCGCAGACAATTGGCAAGTAATTGGGTGATTAAGTGACTACTGGTTTTCATTGGACTTATGGAGTAGTTCAACAACAAGCCTCTACTGGTGGAGGTGGTGCTTCTCCTCCTACTGTTGGTATTGCGGCTACAAACTTAGGAGATGCTTTGTCTATATCTCCTTCTTTTGGAGTTGGTGCGGGGCAACCTACTGTGGATTCTGTTCCGCAAGGTTTCACTATCGGGTCGGGGCAGGGTGAACATACAGTTCAAGTAAATACTACTTTTTCTGCGGGTAGTGGAACAATCACAAGTGCCTTTTTGACAATTGAGGAGGCTCATGCAGGTTTAGGTAATTTAGAATTTGCAGCAAATCCAAATGCTGCCGCCAATGCGGTTATTTTTAGAAGTGGTCGTGATGCATTAGGATGGATGGGAAATTCTGATATTCTTCAACTTTTGATTGGAGTTGCGGGTAATGATGTTGTTTATGCTGGTATTACTAATCCTAATACGACAATTGATGTTGTAGCCAGTAATACTGCGGCCAGTGGTGCAGGTAGCGCACAAAATGTATTTTATTTTAACTTTCAAAATAGAGCGCAAACAACTGCGGGAATTTCTACTGCGGGAGGTTTTAATGCGAATCATATCGCTAGCGGCACCCTATTACGATTTAATTTAACTGTTACGAATTCAAACGGATTATCAAATAATGCTACTTCTACTATAACAATAACATGATGATACCTATGAATGAAAGCGAAGTTATTATTTCATCTTCACATTCAATAGTAGATTCTCTCGCATTGGCTTGTTTATCAGTAATCGCATTAACTATGATTATAGCGTGGTTGCCAATTATCTATACTTGGTTGAAAAAAGTGGCCGAACACCTTGGGATTAAGGTTTTTTAGAAATTAATCTCAAATCAGTGGCGAAATATGTTTCAGTAGTGCGTTAATAATATTTAAATGAAGATAAAATAGGCGAGAATAATCTCACCCACTTTAATTTTTAAAAAAAATTTTATGGGATAGGCGAGATTTCGCCCTCCCATTTTCACATTTTTCACGCTTGAATGAAATAAGTTAGAACCCTTGGCTCAATTTTTTTCAAATCTCAAATTTCTAGCAACCTAAATAAATGAAAACCTCTACGATTATCTATGCAGGTATCTGATTTACAAATCAATGATGAACATAAAACAATATCGCCCGATACTACTCTAGATGTAGCGGCAAAAGAAATACTAGAATTAGGGAGAGGAGTCCTAGTGGTGTTGGAAAATGGAAGCCCACTAGGAATCCTAACCGATAGCCATATTCTATTGGCACTTTCTAAATCTCTTGATTGTAGAAATGAAATATGTCGTAATCATTTAGATTCTAATTTCATTTCTGTGAGTCCAACAAATAATGTAAAGAGTATTTCATTAGAGATGCGCTCTAAGAAACCTTCTTCGGTAATGGTAGTAGATGACTCAGATACCTTTATTGGATATTTTAGTCCAAACGATTATCGTGAAGCATTATCTTCTTTGTAGATTGAATCTTCCCAACAGGAATTTCTTAATCCGTCCTTGAACATATTAATCAATTCCGCTTCATCTTCAAATATTTCTATATCAAATGATTTTGATAATTGTCTCTCTACATACCATCCTAGTCCTACTAGAATAATAATGCCACTGACTACTGTTATGCCTACTATGCTGACCATAGTAAAAGTGTAGAAAGTAAACTACTTATTTTTTTCTATCTCCAAAGGGCTAAACATGCAGGACATTCCCATATTTTGATAACTTCGTTATCGCCAATATAGTGTCCTTTAATGCGTCTAGGCACGATATACTTAGAACATTCTTTACATCTATATTTTAATGCCATTATCTTCTACCCTTATTAGCCGCTTCTTCTTGCATTAGATTTTGGATATATTCTTCAACAGTGTCCTCTGTTACAGATGCTCCTCCAAAAGCCGCAAAGAAAAGAACGCTAATAAAAATAAAGAATAGTAGCCAACCGAATACTTCACCAGTTTGCATTACCATTCCACCTCCATTGTTATTTCTTTTTCTTCGTTAATATTGAATGCCTTTACCACTCCTTCCTTTTGACCGTGTTTCCACAAGTCATAAACTAATTGTGAATCCTTCAAACAATAATCTACTACTATATCGTATTCACCTGCTTTCCAAAGTCTAGGAGCATCCATACTATCTAGGGTCTTTTGTTTTCCTAAAGTATGGTCTACTAGATTGTTTAGCGAATATCTTTCACCATGATTCGTTACAAAGTATTGACTTGTATCAATATATTGTTTGTTACTCATGTATTTACGAATACAGTAAATGTCGAGTGCATCCCTTAAGACTGGTAAATCAAAGGCTACAATGTTATGTCCTAATAGAACACCGCCTTTCTTAAAATGTTCATCTAAGTCGAATTTTAATTCTCTAATCGGTTTAGTCTGTATTCCAGATTTAGAAAAGTTATCCGAAACTGGTTCATCTACATAGACAGTCCCAGTATCTCCATTCCAAGTAGTTACTGTGGATACAAGAAACATATGGGTATTACCCCACCCTCCTATGTCTGTGGAGAGATTTTTGGTTTCTAGGTCAATTGCTAGGACATTATTCATTCTTTTCCGCCCCACAATTTCAGCACTTCATCTCTCTTTTCCTGTTCGGGGGAAGGCTCTACAATGTAGTCACCTCTCTTTAGGAAAGCACACAATTTGTTACCTGCTACGCTAACAATTGATGCTACTTCCCATCCTTCTGCTCCCTCTAGGTTCAGTGCGTCAATCATAGTTTTAGGCCCATCATTAACATCAAAAACCACATACTTATTTTCCCATGTTGCTTTCATTTCTCTATTCCTCCTGTTGTTTTTTCGGTCTGATATAAGGTTTAACTCCTACTTTCTTTTCCTCAAACATTTCACTTAACTTGTTGAATTTATCATTGATTGTCTTTGGTGATTGTCCGATAATTTTAGCCGCTTCATTCAAGACTAACTTTTTCCAAACAAAACCCCCTTCTAATACTTCCTGTGGTTTAGCCCTATCAGTTGCCACTTGATAAGCATGTTGGAACTCTTTCCAGTTGCTTTTTGTAATAATAGTTCTTCTATCTGCCTTGATAGCATTTTCTAACCACTCAACCAAAGTAACATAACACTTTCTAACAATATATGCCCCCTGTCTAACATTTTGTGGATAGACCACGAACCTCTTATTTACATCTGTAATATTTTTAGCCATAGCCAAAGTATTCAAAACTGCTAACTTACCTATGTATTCTAATAGATTCATTTCAAACAAACGAACCACATTACGAATTTTAGGATGAACATCATTAATGTATTTCAAGATAGAATCGTGAGCCATATCTAACGCATCTTTAGCCGATGGATGATAGGTAATAGTATTGAAAGGGTCTTTTCCATTGGCTTCAAATTGAGCCTTAGTTGCCTTGTAGATTTCTAATAATCCCTTTGCTAAATGTAGCGGAGGTCCTCTCCTTTCTACTCTAGTCCCAAAACCTCCAATGACTTCTTTTCTCATAGCAGTTAGAATATCATCGGGAACATCCCAAATAAATGGTAAGAATCTTTGGAGAATACCCTTGTCTGCTACTGTCTTCAATAGATGTTCGGGAGGAAATGTAAGAGCAATCATAGTATGCTTTGAATCTAAATGAATAGTGGGTTTACCTTTCAATGCTTTAGGATATTGATTTGCTCCACTGTGGAAATTGTTCATCAGTGTTTGGAATAAAATATTCATATTCTCTTTGTGAGCCTTATCTTTGAAAACTCCACTTCCTTCAAACTCATCAGCAAACCAAATGCCTTCTCCGTGTAGAGGTCCATAATCAATAATCCATCTTTCTTTCGACATTTCATAGGTTTCGTATGCCTCGTTTACTGCCTGTATTCTTTCATCATCATTGTTGAAATTTCTAGTTGGAGCAATGCCGTTCATTGGGTCGCCTTCAATCGCTCTCAGTTCTTTTTCAAGAATATCTCCTGCATCTTCCTTGAAATTTTCATTAAAGATATGGTCGCCAACTAAAGACGCAGTAGTATAATCTGCAAGGTTCAAAACTGCTGATTCAACATAGGGGTCATTCTCTAACTCCTCAAAGATTTTCTTAGCAACGGGAGTAAGGACATACATAACCAATGTAGTCTTACCCGACCTAGCAGTTTGAATCCAAACATAATGAATGCGAGTATCAGTAGTAGTTTGACCATAAGGTATCTCAATGAACCTCTTTACCAAATCTCCTAAAATCGAATAGAATCCTATGATTGAAGGAATATTATTGTGCCTTGAATAACTAATTGCAGTCTTTTCCCAATTCCTAACTACCGCAGGTAAATCTATTTCTCTAACTTGTTGTTGTTCAGCATCTAAAGTTTCATCATCATATCCATATTCATTCATTGTCTAACCTCCTTATTTGAGTTAAAAGCCGATAATATCCTATCAGCAGTGGTATCTCCAATACCATCTAGAGAGCATAACTCTCTTTTATCGCAATCTCCTATCTCCATAAGAGAGCCATATTTCTTGAGCAACATTTTTGCTTTCTTTTCGCTAACACCTTTTATTGATGCTAACATGTTTATTCTAATATCATCTGATGTAAATCTCTTAAACAGATGAGGTTTAATTGGCGACCTTTCTACTGGTTGCATTTTAGCAACGCTACAAATAATAGACGAGGCCGCATATTCATCTATTACCCATATTGGTTTAATATCAGAATCAAGAATAATTCTTCCTATTGCCCCATAGAATTTGTTTGTAAGTAATTGCATCTTTCTTTGTCTTGGCATGTTGTTATACTTAGCAGAATAACTAGTATAACTTAATGCATCTCTCAATGTCCCGTAAATAATTACTACATTAGTCTTGTAACATCTATCCATGTTGTCTAATTGAGTCCAAAGTCTCTTACTGATAACAGATGATAAGAAATCATGTGTGGATTTTGCTTCAAAGCATACATCTCCAAATACATAATCTCCTACCTCTAGCCACTTCTTTTCGGTAATCAAATTAAGTTTAGCGGCTTTTGATTCTACTTCTTTGGTAAGACCCGAAGTTTCTCTACTATCAATAATTAACTTCATGTCTATTCCTCAAATACTAATCCAAAATCTTCTAATGTAGTTTGTCCTTCTATTCTTAATCCAAATTCAAACAGTGTAGTTTGTTTCATCTTTTCATCTCCTTTGTGTAATCTTTTAGTCTCCAACATGTCCCAACGCAATAACCATTAGCAATTAGTTTATCACAGTTGGGGAAGTTATAATTTCCATTCACTACAAAACCAACCCTATATTTTGTTATTGCTTCATCAAAATCTAACCATATGTTATGAGTTTCATGTAAATGTTTTATCTCAGCAGTAATTTGATTAATCATATTCAATCTTGTAGACATGTTTGGAGTAACTTGTGTATCGGTAAAGCCGACATTAAAATCTGACCATAGTAATAGGTCCTTATACCAACTAACAAGATATGCTCTTGCTTCATCTGTTGGATTTTCAACCATGATAGAACTATACATACATGGGGGAAGTGGTAAGTTACCTGCATTGATAACTTCTGCTTCAATTTCTGATTCTTCTACTTGTGGCACTTCGGGCCAATCAACAAGAACCGAACCATGCATAATACTCCCCATCGGGTTAGGGTATTTAGAATAAGTGAGTATTTCACTCACTGATTTACTAGTAATATCTTCTCTAGTAAGAGGCACTGAATAATAACATCCATCTCCATAAGACGCTTTCATATTCATAGTATTACGAATACGCCTTAGTCTTCTAGGAGAAATCGCTGAACTATCTAGAGTCCCATTAGAAGTAAGGGCTTTCATCTGATTAAAGAAAGCAGTCAATCTACGAATGTCTCTAACAGGTATGGTTGTTCCATATACATAGACATGAAAACCTCTCCCCGAAAATGAAATATCATACAGATAGTCGTGTCTCTCTAAATAATCTGAAACTTGTAGCAAATCATCCAAGCATAATTGAATCTGAGATTCACTAATTATTTGCGCTCCTGTCCTATTATCCACTTCACCATGATGTGCATCAAAGTCAAGAAATACTCTATCTAGAATAACCGTATCTGTTACGGCTTGTTTGTTAGTGTATTGAGCATAATCATAAACTGAGGTATAACAATTCATCTTTCCATTATGAGTCTTAACCCATTTGTTAAACTCATCTTGACTATGAACCAACTTTCTCTTACTAGCAAAAGTATTAGTTTGTTTGTTAGCACTTGGCCATACTTCTCTAGGAAACTTCATTGGAATAACACCAAACCGACTACGATAATGGTAAGAATATTAACGACATTAACCATCATAATTATTCTATTACTAAACTTTAGAGTAGCATGAATCTCCTCCATTGTTTCTGTTAATTTCTTTTGTCCTTCTAACATTTCATCAAAGACCATTCCCACCAACTCTCTTTACTTTCACATTACCTAGTCTTGTTTGCACCTGACCATCTTTTTCTTTTAATGATGGTGATTTGTTTTTGATTTGCATATCTACATCTTTTCCTTTTACTAAATCTTCCATTAAATCTTTACCTAATGCCGCCTCTTTCACATCTGTTTGTAGAGAACCATACTTATCCGCTAATGATGCGGGTTTCTCCACTGGAACTAAAGGGGTATCAGATATTTCATCACTAAAGTTTACTGTTGCTGATTCAAATTTATCTTGAAAGGCAATCATTACTTGTTCTTCTAGTTTCTCGGTTACTAATGATTTAAACAAAGAACCGAATGTAGTTGTCTTATCTAATTGGACTTCCCATACAAGTTCAAGTTGGTCTTTCAAGTTTAACTCATGATAAAGTTCGTCTGCTACGCTTTTTGCAACATCTTTCAATTTCAATAACTCATGAAACTTCCAATTCTTCTTGTTTATCTTCGCTTGTATCTTGTCCTTCAATTTTCAATCCCTCCTTTGTGTATCTAGTAATCTCTCTCTTGGTTCCAAATAGGAATCTCCATATTAGTGCGGGAATCAAAGCCACTCCCAACACTACTATAATACTGACATTCCAAACTAACAATACAATAATCGTTAGAGCATCCACTGTTAATAACCAAATTTTTTGCGCTCTATCTTTCATAATTACCAATCCCATAACTCCGCTTGTTGAGCCGAATCGCACAGTCCTATAAATGAACAATGCTGACATTTATTAGGAAAATACGAAGCAGGGAATCTGTTGTCCTCATATGCTTTAATGAGTTTAGCAATCCTCTTTGGGATATTATTCTCATTGGATGCCCTAACTGGTTCCAATTGGAAGTAATTAGAATCGGGGTAATACCACGCCCAATGAGTAATAGGATTCATAGTAACATCGGGGTCAGCATCCATCAATACTTTGTAGAAAGCCATTTCATTTCTCATATGCGATTCTTTCCTATCTTTCCAAACTCCCGTCTTCAATTCAACGGGTATGTAACCTTCTCCTTCTTGGAATACTCTATCTATAATACCTTGAATATGAACAGTATAATCTCTTTGAAGATGGAAGCCTCTCTTTGCAGGTTTGCCCGAAGCCGTTACTGCGGCTACATAACTGCTAATCTCTAGTTGAGCATTGCATTTAATTTCATTACCAACAGGTAGATATGTAGGCAAAGTGTTTGCTGATTTTGATTTGAGGAATCTCTCCGTTTCAAATGCTGACATTTTCTGATACACTTCACCATAATCATCTATTGGGAAAAGACCAATACAATATTCATACAAAAGATTCTCATCTAATCCCTCTGCTTTCTTTAACTCAAACTCATTATAGAAATCCTCGTAAGCATTGTGAACAATTGAACCTCTAGCCATTGCCGCATTTGGTTCTGACTTTCTACCTTCGATATACTGAAACTCATATTGCTTTTTACAAAACTCAAAAGTATTCAGTGAAGATTTTGTAACCTTCAATAAAGGCATAGTAGGGTCATCCATCCATTCAGCATTCCATTGATATGTATATTCTGTCATCAAAACCACTCATCCAATTCTCTTTGTTTTCCATCTTTTCTTATATCGTTAATGTCCCAACCCATTGCATCATAGATGGGCTTGGCCTTTTTCAGAACTTCCGACTCGGCTAACGATGGCCAATCGGGTTCATAGTTTTCTAGTTCATTTAGATTTTTTACTGCGATATATCCCGCAGGTTTCATTTCACCTTTTATGTTGGTGAAGGTATTTGGCTGAACCAAACCATTGAATTTACATTTCATATGATAAAATGAATCATCAATTTTATCTTGGGGTTTTACATGTTCATTGTAATATAATACCCCTGCGAAACCTCCACCAAAAGAAGGTCTTTTACCTTCTAAGGTTGTGAGGTCAGTTAGTTTAGCATTACAATTGTCATTTTCACACAAAGCATCGGGGACAATACGAAGTAACTTTCTGACATATTCTACATCGTATTTTCTTTTACATCTACATTTTAGTTTTCTTCTTTCATCTTTGTATCTACTTCTTTTAACTAGGTCTAGTTTTTCAACTCTACCTTCTAAAACATCAGTGTAAATATCTCTAACTCTTTTGGTTATTTCTTCTTCTGTCTTCTGTTTAACCCACATTTCTATAACTTCTTTTTGAGTATCTTTCGCTATCTTAGATTCAGCGATTCTTTTCAATGAAAAGCCAGTAGCGAAAAATTCTGGTTGATGTAAATGCACACCATCTTTCCAAGAAATAAAACCTGCATTTCTATTCTTTGTTGCTCCTACTCCTAGAACCGAATAATATTTTTCAAACTCTAAATCCATAGGATGATTTTCTAAACCCATGATGTTAGGAAATACATTTTCTTGAATGTGTTCATTCAATATCTCTCTAACCTCTAAAGCCTTCTCAATAGAGGGAACAGGAACATAAAGAGAATCAGTATGTGCATAAACTATTTTCATCTTCTATCACCATTACCTTTGATAGTATCACTTAGCATTCTTGCTCCCAGTTTATTCAGATTAACTTCTGCAACTTCTTGTAGAGTATAACCACATTCAAATGCTAGATTAGAAAGATACCATAGAACATCTCCTAACTCATATAGTAAATCTTCTTTAAGAGAAATACTATTATCTCCTCTGATAAACTTCTTAATCTTTTCAGCGACTTCTCCCGCTTCACCGCATAATCCTAATGCAGTATAGGTAAGCCCATCATCAATAGGATATATTGCAGTCTTTCTTGCTTCATTCTGATAATCGTTTAATTTCATTCTATTCCTCCTTTGGGACTAATGGAGTAAGTTGCCCGTCTATCATAGCCCA